GGCATTCAGTGATCCGTTGATCTGCAGGTCCCCGCCCACCGACAGCGTTCCGCCACTGTTCGTGATGGCAGCGGTATTGGAGAACGTAGCCGACGAATCGACGGTCAGCGCGCCGCCCAGATCCAAGGTTCCCTGCATGTCCAGAGAAGAGCAGGACAGGTCCACCGCCCCGCCGGGCGGGACAACCAGAGAGCTGCCCGGTGGGTAGGACCACTGGGCCGCGGCATTGGAGGAGAGTAGGAAAGCAAAGCCGACCCCTGCCAGCCATCGCGAAAGAGAAAACGTCATCAAGCAAGCTCCGCTGGGCATCAGGACCGCAGGGCACGGTCACAGTTATGCGTTAAAAGTGTCAAGCATTGTCAACTGAAACAATATGCAAAACATTGAACTCTTTAATCAAGAAGTCATTCGCGTTTGCCTTCCCACGATTGAGAGACTTTCGCTGACCCTAGCGTTCGGTGTACTTCGTGATTCAGCAGACGCATGGACAGCTCAATCTCCTGATTGATAGCCCTGACCTGATCGCGCTTGTCCGCAACCTCGCTCGCCTGTACGCTGCGGCGGAACTTGCGGAGATCCGAAATCTTCTTGTCCAGTGCCTTGGCTGCGTCATGGGCCCTGGCCAGAGGAACGTCAGCCAGCACCGCATCTGCATCCTCGCCGCGCTGAACGCGGGCCTTGAACTCGTTCTCGCTGACATTGATTCGCTTGAGGTTCTCGTAATAGGCGTTGCTCTGGCCGTTGGCGCCGCGCGTGTTCCCATAGAGCCGGCCTGCCAGAACAACCTGGTGCGGCGCCAGTTCCTCGCCAGTGAAGGCGGACGTGGCCATGGCCACGGCCTTGTTCAACTCGCGGCCCACGCCGCCAGTGATCTGTTCCACCAAGTACTCGATGGCCTCTGGCGTCGGGCTGGCAGCGCCGGGCCGCCATTCGTTGCCGCCCGTCACGGCATTGGCAAAGGTGGCCATCCAGCGGTAAGGCTCCGCAGTCGAATCCTTCACCCGGCTCGCGCCCGGCGTCGGGTCGTTTGAATTCCGGTCCTCTCGGTAGATCTCCCGTCCTGTCCAGTCCTTGTTGCGAGCCAGGGCCAGCGCGGGATCAAACCAGGTGGGCGACGCCATCTGCCCCAGATCAGCAGACCCGCCCAGCGGGTTGTAGGCATCGAGGGCCAGCACGGCCATGTCCAGGACGTGCCCCATTCGGCTCTTGGTCGGGTCGTCATGCACAGCCATCTCCACAATGGTGCGGCCGATGTTGGGGAACACATGGAACCCCAGCGGCAGCGGGATTGCTACATAGTCCTGCCTGCCCAGCGGGATGATGATCGCCCGCTCCTTCACAAACTCGGGGATCTTCTTCCATTCGTCGTCGGCACCATCGCCGCCGCCCATCATCAAGTACCCCGCCATGGCCGACGCCATGCCCAGGGCCACGCCACCCATCATGATCTTGCGCCCGGCAGGCCCCGCCAGCGTCTCCAGCATGCGCTTGTTGCCCTGGATTGCCGCGTTGAGGAACGCAAAGTGCGCCCCCACCACGGAGGTGTTGCGGCCCTTGCGGTTGAAGTTCACCGTAATGTTCTTGGCGATGCTGGCCGCCTCCTGGCGGCTGATGCCCTGGTCCAGCGCGGCCTTGTAGACGCCGAGGCGCGTGGTCGCCTCCAGCGTTTCGTTGAAGTCGGACAACCAGCCCAGCAGAGCCCGGCCGCCGGCGGCAGCTGATGTGCCCTGGCCAGCCTGGTCCAGCGCCTTTTGCAGTGCCTTGGCGCGGTCCTTGGGATCGGCATACAGGTCGCGGTAGCCTGTCGTGCCGCCATCGAGCTGCAGTTGCTCCCACAGCTGCGCCCATTGGCCGGTGGGAGGGCCCTCTTCCTTGCGCTCGCGGCGCAGTTCCTTGTAGATGGCGCGCGTGTTCTGGCGGATGTTGCGAAACACCTCGGCCTGCTTGCCGGCCAGTGGCGTAGTGGACAGCTGCAGCATGGCGCCCTGTAGATCCCGCGCAAGGTTCATGACCCCGAACACAGGGTTGTACTGGGTATTCACCGATGCGAACCAGCGCGTAATCCAGGCAGCAATCCGCGTGAAGCGGTCCAGTTCCATGGCATCCAGATTCTTCATGGCCACGGCCAGGCGCAGGGCCTTCTCGTTACGCTCGTTGAAGACGATGTACCGATCTTTGCCGCCGATGCGCACCGTCACCACGTTGTCGCGCGCCTTGGCGCCCTGATCCACCATGGTCTTGACCAGGCCCGTGTCCGCGTCCAGCGCCTTCTTCTTGGGCAGTTCCAGGCTCCAAAGCTCCTTGTCCGGGTTCTGCGCTGCCAGCAGGTACATGCGCTTGACCACGTTGTTCTTTTCGCCGCGCGTCAGCGCCGCCTCTCGCTGCATGACAATGTGGCTGAGGATGTTGGTCACGCGCTCGTTCGAGCCGGTACGCCTCTTGGATGCATCGCCCTTGGTGCTGAAACCTTGGCCGATGGGGTGAGCTTTGCTGTCCGGGTGGGCCTCGTCGCGGTGCAGCGGCACGTAGTGCTGATAGGTCTTGCGCCAGGCCGACAGCGTGGCCTGGTCCATGAGGCCGTAACTCTCCAGAGTCTTCAGGGTGCCATCGTTCATGCGGTCCACGCGCGTGGCCAACTCGTCCAGCACCTGGCGCTGCTCGGGGCGGTAGCCGTCCATGATCGCCTTGGCCTCAGCATCGCTCATGCCCGACAGGGACAGGCGTTCCTCCTCGGTGCCATCGAAGGCCTCGGCGCTGTTCCAGCGGTCTTGGTCGATGAGGGCCTGTCCCAGCGCCTTCTGCACCGGGCCGGTGGCCATGCCCCGAGCCTGGGCGCGCTGTAGCTGGCGGCGTAGATCTTCCACCGCCTTGCCAGCGGCATCGCGCTGCGCCTGCAGCTGCTGGGCGCCGGGGTTGCGCTCGGCCATGACGCGGTTGGCTTCGGGAGCGTGGCGGGCGTGCAGGAAGCGCTCCAGTTCCTCGATGGCCACGCCCGTGGCATTCAGGCGCCGCAGCAGCGGCTGCACTTCGTCGCGCAGGAAGTTGGCCGTGCGCTTGGCCACGCGCTTGTGGTACAGCTCCTCGCCCCGGTAGGCGTCGTTCGTCTCGCTGACGGTGCCGTTCAGGGCCTTGATGTGTTCCTGGATGCGCTTGAGATCGATGAATTTGTCCTGCCAGGAATACAGGAAATCATCAACGGAGCGGTAGCCGGTGAGGTCCGCCACCTTGTCCTGCAGACGGCCCAGCCTGCCCTTGGAGGGTTCCGGCGTGGCCGCGCCGGCAGCGGGGCCGCGGCTGTAGAAAACGCGCAGCTTGGGGCTGGGGTCGCCTAGAACTTGTGCGTGCCGCTCAGCAAACCTTCCCAGTACAGCGCCTCGTCCCCGTCGATTGCCTTCACCCGCGCTGCCCTCTCCGCGTAGAAGGGCACGCCAGACAGCCGCTCGCGCAACTGTTCGCCAGCCAGCTTCCGCTTCTGCCGGTCCGCTTCCAGCCACTGCACGTCTTGCTCGGATGGATTGTCCAACCAAGCCAGCCAGTTGCTGTCTTGATAGTTGCTTCCCGGAATTGGAAAGTCGGAACGATCCACTGTCTGCGTCATATTCAATCTGGTTGGAGGTTGGGAACGCATTATCCGTGGCAGCCACGCTCGCCGCAATCATGCGCTCCACATTGCCGACGTCATCCCCATAGATCCAGCGCAGGCCCGGCACTCCGTGACCACCGCGCACCTGGTCAGGGTGTGGCGCCAGGTGGCGCGTGGTGCCGAACTTCAAGGCGCTGGACAGCATCTGCTCCAGCCGGCGACGCAGCGCGGTCTTGCTCAGCCCGTGAGGATCGCCGATGAAGATGCTGTCCGTGTTGTGCGCGAAGGTGGCGGCGATGCTGTACGCCATGGCACCCGAGTCCCCTCGGGACAACTTGGACACGTCCAGCCACACGTCTGTGGTCGGAGGCACATCCTCCGGGTTCTCGCCAGGCCTGCCGGCCACGGCCTCCATTCCCTCCGCCGTGTAGAGCATGTCGTAGACCTGCTCGCCGTATGGGTTGGGCTGGCGTACCGACAGCGTGGCCTTCTTGCCATCAGGCATCTTCAACGTGTATTCCTGCCGGCCGGCAATGCTCACCGGCTTGCTCACCTCGATGTCCGGAGCGTGCTCCTTGGCGATGGCCTTCAGATCCGTTTGCTTCGACTTTGGCAAGGTGAACAAGTCGTCCAGCTGGGACAGCTCCTGCAGCGCCCGCCGGCCAGCGCCGCTGTCCAGGCTGTACTTGGGCCGTGCCGACACCGCCGATGCAGCGGCCGCCGCACCACGCTCCACCCAGCGGCGCGCAGGCAGGATGAAGTCGCGGATGATCTCCGCGTCCGTCATGGCCAGGTCGCGCAGCGCGGGCACATGGGTGCGCAGCCAGGCGCGGATGGCGGCGACGGCGCGGCGGACAAAGCCCAGCTGCGGCTGTGTCTCGGCCATCTCGGCCAGCACCTCCTCGGCCGCGTAGCGCCGGCCCACCAGGTCGTCCAGCTCGCCATACTCCTGCAGCTTGGCGCGCACCTCGCGGGGGCGGGCCACGATGATCTGATCCAGCACCGCATCCAGCTTCTCGCCGAAGGCGCCGCGCAGGCCGTGGTGGCCCAGCGCCTCGTGGTACAGCACGCGAGCCACTTCCTCGGGCGTGGCCAGCTGGCTCGCCACCAGGTAGACCTCGCCATCGAAATAGAAGCCCTTGGGAACGCCCTCTGCCCCCTCTGCCGCCTGCAGTCGCTCCGTGTCGCGCGCCTCCTGTGGCACGCGCGGGTCCTGCAGGTCGAACACCACGTTGATGCGCGGGGCGTTGGCCCAGGCCTGGCGTACCGCGTCCACGACCTTCTGCACGCGCGCCATCGGCGCCTGGGGCGCACGGCGCGCGCCCGCCGGCTCCGCGCCACCAGCGATGCGCAGCAGTTGCTGCGCCAAGTCTGCCGTCATGGTGGGCGCCACGGAACTCTCCGCGCGCTTGAACGGCACGCCCGCCGGCTGCTCGGCCCCTTCCTCAAAACGGGACAGCTCGCTGCGCGTGACGGACAGATCATCCTCGGGATACCAGTAGATGTTCACCTTGTGGGCCTGGTTGCCGGTTTTTCCGCCGCCCACATGCGCAAACCCGCGATAGCCCATGTCCTCCAAGTTGTAGCGAATGCCATCGAAGCGCTCCTGCAGCTCGTCCGCACTCACGCCTTCGTAGCGAGACTCGGCGCGCGCTTCATCGAACAGCTGGGCCAGCGTGGTGATGCGCTCACCCGTCTCCGTGTTCTCATCGCGGGCCAGGTCGTCCAGGACGCGCTTGGCCATGGACTGCACTTCAGGCTCCATCGGAGCATTCATGTCATACAGACGGACAGGGGAGTGCTCGGCAATCTCATACAGCGTGGGCTCGCCGCCCTGCCCTTTGCGGGTGTAGCCGGCGGCGATGTCGGCGGCGTCTGTGGTGTAGAAGCCTTGGCCGTAAATGTTGAGGACGTTGCCGCGGTAGACGCCATCATTCGTAGGGCCGCCTGCGGGCAGCGGGCGGCTGGTGCCATGCAGACGCACGCCAGTACCGCGCGTGTCACGCAGCTTGGGCCGATGGCTCGCTGCAGGTGCTGCAGCAGTGTCTGGCCGCACTGGCCCGGCGGCGGCCGGTTTGTCGAATACTCCCTGCTGGCCGCTCAGGGCATCCTTCGCGTCTTGGCCCAACTGGAAGTTTTCAGCGCTGGCGGCCTGGCGCTCGGCTACTTCCTTGCGCTCGCGCTCGGCCCGCGCCTGGGCTTCGGCCTGGGCATCCTCGCGTGCACGGCGCTGCTCGGCCTTCTGCTGCTGGGCCTGCTGGGCCTGGATTTCCTCGGGGGTGTAGCTGGAGAGTTCCAGCTCGGGCGCTACGGCGCCGCTGTCGGCGTCGGCTTCTTGGCCTGGGCGTTCTGCGCGATCTCCAGCAGCTGCTCGCCCTGCTCCGTCTGGCTCTTGTCGCCGTGCTTCTGGCCCTGCTGCATCAGCACGCTCCCCATCAGCATCGCTGCCAGCGGGTTCTCGGCTGCCTTGCGGGGCTGGGGCTTGCTGGGAGTCGGTGCTTGTGTCATTGGTCTGTTGTCGCTGTGGGACGGGTTGGCCGCCGGTTCTTTCAGAGATGGCGGCAAGGATCGCGGCAGGGCCCACCTGCTCGCCGAACATATCACCGGCGGCCGAGGTCGCCAAGGCTGCGGCCATGTATGCGCGCAGGGACTCCACCAGGCGGTCGCGGCCCACGGGCCGGGTCAGGTAATGCCCGCTGTACAGCAGGCGCAGCATGCCCACGGTCAGGGCGTCGGGCACATCGCCCGTCAGCATGTCCACCTGCTGCACAGCGTCGTGCAGGGCCGCGCGCTCGCGCCGAGCCTTCTGCACCAGGCGGATGGCCTGCAGCAGGTTCTCGGTCACGTCCACCTCGGCATTGATGGCGCCGCGCTCGGCCGCCAGGCGCAGGTTGGCCCACTCGCCGGCCACAGCCTTGAGGGATTCGCCGATGGCGCGGATGTCGTTGTCGGTGGAGCCGAACAGCGATTCCACCAGGTCGCCGTCGCCGTAGGCCTTGTGCACCAGCGCCGCCTGCAGGCGGGTGACGCCGGCCGGCGAGAGCGCGCCATTCGCGTCCATCATGCCGGCCACGTCCTGGCCTTGCTCCTGCAGCTTGCCGATGAACGCGCGGGCAAAGTCGCGGTTTGCCGCACTGTCCAGGGCGCCGCTGTCGAACACTTCCAGCACGCCGCCGTCCACCAGTGCCGCATCGGTGGCGGCCTGCTCCGTGGCGGACAGGCCCAGGGCCTGGCTCTGGCTCTTGGCGCCCATGTTGACCTGGTTGTCCTTCTCGGAATACAGGCGCACCAGCACCGGGGCCTGCATGTCGGCGATAGCGGCCGGGTCAATGCCGTGCATGGCGCTGTCGGCAGCCAGCTCCTGCCGGTAGGCGTCGGCCGTGCCGCGTTCGTAGGCAGCGCGCAGGCCTGCCACACGGCCGTTGTTCAAGGCCTTGACCGTGCCCGGGTGCGCTGCGTCGAACAGCGGATTGACGGCGCCGTCTGCGAAGTTGGACGGCTGCACGTCGGCCGCCTCCATCACGCCATAGTGGAACGGCACGCGCTGGCCATCGCTCATCACCGCCACGTCGGCCCGGCCCAGCGCCTGCACGGCGTCGGCCTGGTCGCCCACGGCGAACACCATGGGAGCGCCCGACTCGGGGCTGCGCGAGACACCCAGCCGCAGGTAGTCGGGGTTCTGGGCCATGCCCTGCATCTGCACCACGCTGGCCGGCCGGCTTCGGTCGCGGTTCTGGATCTCCTGCACAGGCGCGCCGGCGGCGCCAGTGCCTTCGGGGTTGATGCCTGCGCGGCGCGTCTTCACGGCAGCCCATTCGTGCTGCAGCTGGTCCCAGATGGGCGTGCCCCGGCGAAGGGTGGCCACCTTCTCGCCGCGCTCGTGCACGAACTGGGGCCAGGTCTTGGACCGCACTGCAGCAGGATCGAATGCCGGCGCCTGTTCGGCCGCAGCAGCTTCGGCGGCCACGGCCTGGGGCTCATCGCCCAGGGCTTCCAGCTCGGCCTCGCGCGCCGCGTCCTGCTCCAGGCGCTGGGCCAACGCTGCACGTTCGTCCTGCTGCACCGGGTTCAGGCCCGTAGTGCTGTCGATCACCTCCAGCTCGGCCAGGCGCGTGGCCGCCGTGGTGCTGTCCATGGACTCGGGCGTGCCATCGGGCTGCTGCACGCGCTGCTGCTCGTCCTGCTGCTCCGTCTGAGCCGGTGCCGGGGCTGGCGCAGCTGCAGCGCCGTCGCGCTGGCCAGCATCTGCGGTCGTGGCCACGTCCGTGACCGTGTTGCCTTCGGCATCCTTGTAGGTCACGTCGATGACCGTGTTGCGCCCGCCAGCATCCGCCTGGCCGCCCCTACGATCCTTCACGCCGGCCACCACGCCCCGGGCAGCACCTGGTGCAGATCCGCCCAGCGCGCCAAGCACGAAGTTGGCGGCCGAGTCCTCGCCGATTTCCTTGCCGCTGGCCACACTCTTGGTGCCCAGGTCCGAGGCCACGCCTTCCGCCAGCTCCTGCGTGCCCTCCTCCAGCGCCGAGATGCCCGCGCCGGCCGCCGTCTTGCCGAGCACCGAGCGGCCGGCCACGCGGGCCAGCAGCGGGTCGAGGCCACCTGTCACCAGCTTGCCGGTGAAGCGGTCGCCGAACGTGGCCACCGCGCCCTGCAGCAGCGCCGAGGCGTCCTCGGCCTTGGCGCTGGTGATGCGCCGCGCCTCGTCGGGCGCCGCGCCAGCATCGATCATGCGGCGGTACAGCGGGCTGGTGTCCAGCAGCTGCTCGTGCGACTGCTTGGCGATGAACTCCCGCGCGTTCTCCACGCCCTCGCCCGCTGCCATGGCGCCGCCCACCGCGCCGGCTGCGCCCGGGCTGCGCGTGGCCAGCGCCGTGGCCACCACGGGGAACATGCTGCCGAACACGTCGGCGCCCTGCATCAGGAAGCCGCGCACGGACGGGTCCTTGCCGAAGTCGATCTCGCCCTTGAGCAGGTTGCCCGTGATCTGGGAATTGGCAACGGCGTCCTGCGTGGCCTGGCTGGTCGTGTCGTTGATGGACTTCTGCGCATCGCGGCCGGCGCGGGCCAGCGTCTCGGCGCCTGGCAGGCGCACGCCCACGGCCGCGCGCTCGGCCTGCAGCTCGCGCCGGTCGCGCTGCTGCTGCGTCATGGGGCCATTGATGACCTCGTCTGTGTCAATGCCGGGAATGAATGCGCCGCCGGGCATGACCGTGGCGGGATCGCCGCCGGCGCCGCTGCGCACCGTGGCGCGAATGCCCGACTGGGCCGCCTCCGGCACGGCAGCCACGCCAGAGAGAGCTGCGCCGCCCGCGCGCTTGAACACGTCGGTGATGGCATCGGCCACATAGCCGCCAATGCCCTGTGGCTTGGGCTTTGGCACATCGATGGAGATACCGCCCAGCTCGAACAGGTCAACGTCGCCGGTCGGGGCCTGGGTTGCCGTCTTCCCTGTGGGATCGATACCGGCAATCTCGAACAGGTCAACGCCGCCATCGGCGGCGGTTTGGGGGGTCTGGGGCATGCATTACCTCGCGGATAGAACTCCGTCGAGGCTGTCAGGCTTGGTACGCCCCAGGCCCGCCTACTTGATGAGGCCCTGGGAGCGCAGCTTGTCGCGCACCTGGTCCTCGGTCATGCCGTACTTCTTGGCTGTCGCCGCGATGGCCTCCGGCGACATGGCGCCCTGCACGGCCGAGGCTCGACCGGCCTTCTCGCTCCGAGTGCGCTTCACATCAGCGGCATTGAACTTCACCAGCCCCTCGTCCACGTCCCTGATGTTCGGGTTGTCGGCCATGAACTCCTGGAAGCGCCGCTCCTTGTCCATGTCGCGCTTCACGGTGTCCTTTTCACCCGCGAATCGGGCCGGGATGGTTTCCCCAAATGCTTTCTGCACCTTCACCGGGTCATAGTCGTACTTGGCCTTGGCGTTGTCGGCACCGGGTGTCTGCAGGATGCCGGCGCGCACCGCCCGGATCTGGGTGTCGGAAATGCTGGGGTTTGACTCGCGCGCCATGGCCTCGCGTACATCCCGCTGCTCGCGCTTGTCGTTCAGCCGCTCGCGGCGGTCCTCCATGGCAATGCCGTGCGATGCCGCAGCACGGGCATCCGCGCCGGCTGCGATGCGGCTGGCCTGGTCTGCACGGCCGTCCGCCTTGAGCTGCAGCTGCCGCTGGAAGTTGTCGTGGTTCAGCTTGTAGATCGCGCCCGGGTCCACAGTGGAGCGAAGCATGGCGTCGGCTTGCTCGGCGGTGGTGCGCACGGGCTCCAAAGGCTTGCCATCGACACCGGCCATGTTCATGACGATCCCGCCGTCCTTGCCGCGCTCGATCCCCGTGACCTTGGAGGCCCCACCCAAGCCGTACCTGTTCAGGTACTCCATGGCGGGGGCGTAATTGCCCGAGGCGAATGCCGCGACGGCCGGGCCCAGCGCCTGCTTGCGCTCTTCGGTTTCGAGCTGGGCCTTGGAGTAGCTGGTGGCCAGAGCCTTTTGCGCGGCCTCGTTGGCCTCTTTCGCATAGCCGGCCTGGTGCAGCATGAAGGCGCGCTTTTCCTGGTTGCCGAGGAAGTCCGAGAAGGTGGGCTTGCGGCGCTGTCCGTCCGCCCCCATCAGGCCCGTCTCGAATTCTTCGCCCAGTTGCTTGTCCAGTGCTTCGATGCCGTCCTCGCGTGCCCATCCCTTTTCCGCGCGCGCCTGCTCCTTCACCTTGAATGCCCGGTCTTCCACCTGGCCGCGTATCCGCATGCCGGCCTCGGGATCATGCTTGGCGATGGCATCTGCCACGGACATGGAGCGCATCCGGTCAACTTCCGCCTTGTTGGCTTCTACGCCGCCTGTGAGCTGCTTGCCCATGAAGTTCGTGGTCAGGCCCTGCATCGCCATTGTCTTGGCGTCACCGGCCTCATTGCTGGCGACATAGGCATTCTTGGCCTGGTCGAAGTCGATCTTGTAGCCCTGCGCGGCCAGCCCTTCCAGTTCCTTGCCCTGCTCCTCTGTGTAGGCCTGGGATTCTGTGGGCTTGGCATTCACAGCATTGGCCACCTCAATATCCCGTCCCACCTTGGCCGTGGTGTCATAGGCCGCATTGAAGTTGTTGAAAAAATCGGCAACAGGAGAACGTCCACGGCGCATTATTTGACCTCTTTGAATTCAATACCCAGCGCGGCGTAATCCACGCGCATGAAACCCGACTCGTCCAACAGGACCGCCTCGGGGAATCGCTCCCGCACCTCGTCAGCCATGACACCGATGTAACGCCGGCCAGGCTCGGCCGTATAGGCGAATTCGTAGAGCGGCAGGCCTGTGCGCTCATCCACGCCGATGCGCTGCACATCGGATTTGAGGCGCCGGTCGGAGAACACCCCGAGCTTGGCCATCCCCGCAGCCATACCGCCCAGTCCGCCCAGCAGCCCGCCCATCGACTCGTTCGATTGCATGTTGGCGTGGTGGCTGGCCTGGGCGCCCCACATGCTGGTGGCGTTGCTGCCCATCTGGCCGGCCATGCCACCAGCTTGACCGTAGCCCGAGTTCAGCCCCGCCAATCCGTTGTTCGCCGCCATCTGTGCGGCCGTGCCAAAGCCCGCGCCCTGCCCTGTGGTCTGCATGCCCATGGCCGGGTAGCCGGCCAATGCGGTTTGTGCGCGGTCGGTGAGCGCCCTGCCCTCGGCACGCGCCGCCGTGCGGGCCGAGTTCTTGCCGGTGGCCATGGCCAGGGCTTCGCCAGCTGCGAGCGCGTTGGAGGAGGCGCCATACTTGCCATCGGCAGGGTTGATGCCCATGCGCGCCATTTCCGCGTTCTGGGTGCGCTTGGAGCTTTCGTAGGCCTGGGACACGTCGGCCGCGGCCTGGCCCGCCAGTTCCTCGCGCTTGGCCTCGGTGTCGAAGGTGCGCGCATCCTCGACCATGGTGTCCTGCAGGCCCGTGAGCTTGTCGCGGCGGCCCAGCGCATACTCGCGGTCCTCCTGCGACTGCTCCCAGGCCTGCCGCTGGGTGTCCAGTGCGAACTGCGTCTGCTCTTTCTGCAGCGGCGCCATCTCATCAGACTGGCTCAGGATCTTCTGAATGGCAGCGTCCTGGATGCCCATGGACTTGACCTGTGCTTCGACCAGGCGCGGGTCGGGCGCGGGCGCGCTGCTGCCCTTTCCACCCTCCAGTGTCATGCGGCCACCAGGTCGTGGGCAGAAGGCCCGTTCGGGCAGAAGTTCAAATTCAGTCGTGTGCCAGCGCATGCCTGCACTCCTTTTTCCACATCACAAAAATAAGCACGTCGCCACCGTCCGGCGCCGCTCTATGTAGCCGGGCTTCCTCTCGAAACCCCAGGTGCTGGTTGAAGCGCCGGGCCAAGGCGTTGCTCTCGTTCACGTAGCCGCTGACGCGCTCCACGCCGCAGACCTGGAACGGATAGGCAAAGCAGGCACGCAGGTAGTCGCGCACGAGCCAGCGCGCACCGGGCACGGCCGCGACGTGCATCCAGACGTTGCGGCCGTTGAAGCCCTCGTAGAGCACTCCGGCCACCAGCTGGCCGTCACGGCGCAGACCAATGGCACGCATGTCCTGGGAGCGGGCCAAGCCCGGCACCAGGCCCTGCATGAAGGGCAGCACCGCGTCGAGGTCGTATTCAAGGGAATGGCTCATGCGCAGTTCACCACCAGCGGATGGCATAGATCAATGCAGCAAGCCCACCGGCGGCAGCACCGGCCGAGGCGACGATGTACGAGATTCCAATACGCCCAGCCAGCTTCTCCGCTCCGCGCTCATCGAGTTGTCCAGAGAGCCCCATCATTTCGGGATCGCGGCCAAGATTTCAGGCAGACGCCAAATCAGCACCAGGACGCCAAGCACGAAGCCCAAGCGCGTGACGATCTGCAGGAATTTTTCTGGGGTCACAGTGATGGCTGCCATCGGCACTCCTGGGATTTGTTGCGGCGAAGGCTTCACAGTGGCAGGCTTGGCACGATGACCAAAGTCCCATGCTAGGCTTCGCACTGCAGCAGATTTGTCCGCCCAGAAAGCACCGCAAGATGGAACTCACCGAAGAACACTGGGTAGCGCACGCCTACCAAAAGGCATTCGCCCTGACCACGTTCGCACTCATTCAGGCGTTTGGCCACGTCGCTCATGAAGGGCCAGGCGATCCTGCACCACGCGAGTCCATTCTTCAAAAGCTGATCCATCAGGTAGGAGAGGCCCGGCAGTCTTTTGAGGAGCAAGTGCCAGAAGATTTTCGCAAGCGCTGCGTCGCCCCGTTTGAGACTCTTCAAGACATTCTGCGTGTGTTGGTGGTTGCCCATCCTGGCGCGACGGCTGGCGAATTGACGGAAGAGATGCGCGATCTGACCGTGCTGCTGCGCGCCATGCAGCCCCGATCAGGCGAGTGAAACCGTGTAGACGTAGTAGTAGTGCCATGCCAAGCTCCTTTTAGAGCAGCCTGGCAGGCTTGGCACGCATCAGGCGGGTGCCGTGGGCCACACGATGGCCAGCGGGTCGGGCTGGTCGGTGATGTCACGCAGGGCCTGCCGGTAGGTCATCCACGGTGCAGGCACGGGCTCACCTGTCTCCTGGGCGCGCAGCGTCACCCAATCGCATGCGGCAAGGCGTGCATCGCGTTGGCCACGTACAGCGCTCCATGCCAGGCCATCGTCCAGTTTCCACGCACGCTCCTGGGGATCGAAGCGGTGGAACTGGGAAGGCCTGGGTGGTTTTTCGACAAGTCCCCCGCTCCAGTAATAAGCACCGGGATCGCCCAGCGGTCCAGGGATGCGACGGTATGAGGCATCCGCGCCGGGCATCTCACGCAATGATTTGAAAGGCGCATTGCCGCAACGCAGTATGTTGCCCGCGCTATCGATCTGAATGAAATGGATCATCGACGGCCCCCTGTTCCGACCAGGTTGGCACTGAATACCTGCAATGTGCTTCCCTCAAGGTTCTGTATCTGGAGCGAATAAACGGTGACGCCGGGTGGCGGTCCTGCGTCAAATCCTGAAATCAGTGCGGATTGCTGGAAGCCTGCCGCAGCCGAAGTGCCGGCGAAGCGCAAGGCATTGCCGCCGCGCGAAATCGTCAGCCCGATGGCTCCCGCGCCGCCATTCGGCATGAAATGGGCCATGCCGATCAGCACCACGCCCGAGGCACCACTGGCGGGGTTGTCGATCCAGATGTTGCAGATGGTTCTTGTCTCCCCTGGGGCCAGCGTGAAGGGGCTGGTCACAAGATCGCTGGTCATAGACGTGACCGAGCCGCCCGCGATCTGCAGCGTGCCAATGGCCGCCTGGCCGATATAGGCCGTGCCGATGGCCGCCGTGTCCATGAACACGCCGATGTTGTTGGAGGTGATGCGCTGCAGCCGGTTGATGAAGTCGCTGGTGTTCATCGTCGTGCCGTCCGGAAACGCCACGGTGTCGCCGATGCGGGCCTTGTCCTTGGTGGCCAGCGGCCCCAGGCCGTTGACCTGGGCGGCCTTGAGATTGCGCAGCCATTGCGCGTCCAGGCCGTTGGCGTCCAGGATGACGTTGCCGGCGTTGTCGCGCACGGTGAGGCCGCGCGTGTCCACCTTGCGCGCGGCCACGGTGCCGTCCACCAGCAGATCGCCGTTGAGCACAGCGGCCGGGATCAGCCAGGCCGCGCCCATCCAGTGCCGGGTCTGCGTGAAGCCGGCGCCGTTGCTGATGGTCACGGCATCGCCCACGATTAGGTGGTTGGTGTTGGGCGCACTGCCGCTGTTGCCCAGGGCCTGCCAGACGGCTTGGCGCGCGGTGGCATCGCTCCAGAAGCTGCCGCTGGCCGCCAGCTGCACCGAGCCGCGCAGCCCGTCCACGAGCTTCTTGCCCAGGCCGTCGATGCGCATGTTGCCCTTGAGGTAGACGTTGCGCTGCAGGTAGATGCCGTCGCCATCGACGCCGAACACCACGTCCTCGGGCCGCGGCGTGCTCATCTGGCCGGCGTTGTAGCTGGGGGAGACGATGGCGAACTTGTCGGCCATGATGATGAAGGCGCTGGAGGTCTTGCCGTTGACCTCCTCGGCCGCGATGCCGTAGCCGGCGAGAGCCCCGCCGGCCTGCACCTTGAGCGTGTACTGCGCGCGCAGGCCTTCGCTATGGCTGGCCAGCACCGTCATCTCCTGCTCCAGCATGGCGCGGCCCGGTTTGCCGTCCTGGTAGTAGTTGCCAAGGGACGCCTGCAGCTGCAGCACGTTGGTGGCCATGGCCCGCTGGCCGTCCGCGAACGCCGCCTGTGTTGCGCGCAGGCCTGCGCTGGCGTTGCGCAGGCTGGCCGTGACCTCGCGCACGGCCATGGCCAAGCTGCGCTCGTTGGTCTGCACCACGGTCTGCAGCTCGCGCACCTCGGCGCCGCGCTTGGCGGCCTCATCGGCGATGGAGCGCAGCAGCTCGTCGCGGATCTCCTGCGCCAGGTGGTCGAAGCGGCTGGGATCGTCCAGGGTCTTGGCCAGGCTCTTGAACAGGCGCGATTCGATGATCTCCTTGGCAAAGCGGTCCACCGCCACGATGGCGGACAGGCCGCCGCCCAGGTCGATGACCGTTTCGCCCTCGCCGGGCGTCTTGTCGGTGGCCAGCAGCTGGGTGACGCCCTGCACCGAGCCCTGCAGGTCCAGCAGCTCGCGCAGGGTCACGCCGCGCTCGAACTCGTTGCCCCGGGCGCCGGAGCGCACTTCCAGGTGCTCGGTCACGGCCTGCATCCAGTTGGACAGGGCCTTGTCCTGGACGTTGACCCTGGCCAGGGCCGGCAGGCGGGCCGCGCCCGTGTCGATTTTCTTGCGGTTGGTCATACGCTGCGCAGCTCCTCCGTGGTCGAGCACAGCACCACGCTGGTGACGCGGGCCGCGCCCTCGATCCCCACCTGATGCTCCAGCCAGCGCCCGGGCGGCAGGCGCTGCGGCTGCAGGTCGGTGAACCGGGCCGTGTGCTGCAGCTGGCCGTCGCCCCACAGGCGCAGAGTGATCGGGTGCTGGGCGTCCTGCAGGCCGTAGACCTTGGCCCAGGCCAGCGGCAGCTGCTGGCCCTGGGTGGCCAGGCCTGTGCGCCAGCGCGCCGTGCGCAGGGCATCGCCCGTGAAGCATTCCAGGATGTCCTGGCCGCGCGCCACGTACATGAGGTCGTTGAAGCGGTCCACCCAAACCGCCGTCACTGTGGCGCCGCCCAGGTCGGTATGGCCGAGCTTGGCCCCGTCCTGCGCGCTGAACGCCAGGCAGCCGCCGCCGGCCCCGGCGTAGAACAGGTAGTAGACGCCCTCGTGCTCGGCCGCGAACATGCTGGACGGCTGCATGCGTTGCCAGTCCTGGCGCGCGATCAGCTGCCGCGTCACCACCTGCACGCCGCCCGGGCTGGCCAGGCACAGGCCATCGGGCGAGGCATAGAGCACGCCGCCCTGCACGGGAACGATGGAGCGGCGCGCGCTGCAGGACTGGTTGCTGTCGAGCTTGATGGCCGACATCTGCGCCGAGTGCGCGCCCGTCACGAAGTACGGATTGCCGGCCGTGCCCACGAACAGGGTCTGGTCGAACACGGCCATGCCCACGATGGGCCATTCGGTCGTGACCTGGTAGTCCACGGGCCAGGCGTAGGGGATGTAGGGCTCGCAGAAGGCCACGGTGTTGTCGATGAAGCCGGCCATGATGCCGTTGGGCATGCCCGTGAGCCCGCGCAGGTAGGGGTTGGCGCCCACGCTGGGCTTGTTGTCGCCCTCGTACTGGCCGTCCATGCGGTACGGCGGCGCGGCCCAGGTGAACTGGGGCTGCAGGCTGTCCAGCTCCTCGCCCTTCTTGTCATCGAGGAAGCTGGCCACGGAGATCTGCAGCTCCTGCACCAGCTGCCAGGCCGCCGCTGCGGCCGAGGCGTTGCTGCGGTAGATGCGCCACTTCACAACGTGGCGCGCGGCATGCTGCTCGCCCGTCATGGCCTGGGGCCGCTGGATGGTCACGGTGTCGTTCTGGTCCACCTCCAGCATCTCGGAGATGGGCGACGGCTCGGACTCCTCGCCCCAGTCGGTCACAAAGGCCACGACGTAGAAGCGCGAGTCCACCACGCGCTCCACGGTCTTGCCGGCCAGGTCGGCCACGCCGCCCAGCTGGTCCAGCCAGTTGCCGATCACGGCCGTGTCGCCCGTGGCCGCGATGTACTGGCTGGCCAGCTGGGTCTGGATGCTGGACACCAGCGTGCTGCAACGCTGCTGGATCTCGACCAGGCGCGCGTTGAAGCTGCCGGCCTGGGCCGAGGCATCCGACTTGCTGTCGGTGTAGGCATCGAGGGCCTTGTAGTAGGCCTCCAGGTCGCGCCGGTACTGCACCCAATCGGGGTGCTCGATGGCGTTGTTGTCGGAGTCGAAATGGTACTGGGCCACCTTGGGCTCGCTGGGCTTCGTCGGCGCCGTGCCCGCGCCGGCCCAGGACTTGGACAGGGCAAGGTCTGCGAATTCCTTGAGCAGCTTGTCCAGCTCGCTGCGCCAGTTCGTGCATTTGCTGCCGGGCGCCACCGAGGCCTCCACCAGGTCGGCCAGCTTGGCAGCCTGGTCGGCCGTGAGCACGGTTTCTCCGGAGCGCTCGCCAGCCGTGTCCGGAAACTCGTGCTGTTGCAGCGCCTCCACCAGCTCGGGCCTGCGAAAGGGATAGCTGTACGGCATGGCGGCCACCGGCACGGCCCAGCCGCTGGCCGTGCTGATGGCCCCGAGCCGCGTGGTGTCCATCTCGCAGGCCTTGGCGCGGGCGGCCGAGACCACGGCATAGAGATTCCCAGCCCAGGCGCCGGCCCCTACGGCGGTAGACAGGGACAGCCCGTAGTTGGATGTGGCGCCGGCATAAGCCTTGCCATTGGCATCCCAGCGGATCGCCTCCTGGTGGCCCTCGTGCTGGATCACCGTGGCCAGCAGGTCCGCCCGCACCAGCTCGGCGAAGTCGCCATACAGCCAGGTCTTGGCCTCCTCGGTCGTGAACTCATCCACCACCTGCAGCGTGACCGTGGGCTTGACCGGGCGCACCACGCCCAACAGCCGGTCGTTGCCGCGCACGTCCAGCGCACGCGGCGCCGCGCTGCCGTCATTCGCGGTCAGGTAGGTGCGTTCGGTGGCCTCGTCATTGATCTGGCCCTTGACCAGGGACAGCTCCTGCACCCAGGAGCGGATGGGCGCGGCCGGGTTCTGCACCAGGGCGCCGCTGGCATCGCGCGCGAAGCGGTGCAGCGTGCGGGTGCCGGCCAGGCATGCCGAGTGGCGCCGGTCGGTGGCCAGCGGCCAGAACTCGGAACTGGGCAGAAAGAGGTTGAAGTGCTCCCGGGCGAAGTTCGCGCCCAGCGCGCGGTCGGACACGCTGGGCGCCTCGCCCGGGAATGCGGACAGCTTGTAGGTGGTCATGGCCTGCTACCCTGGCAGGCTTGGCACCAGGGCCGGCCAGCTGCTACAGCACGACGGCCGCCGCCGCGATGAACAGCTCATCGAGCTGCTGCTCGCTCAGGCCCAGCGCCACGGCGACACGCGCGAGGAACGGGCTGCTGCGCTCCCAGGTCACGGTGTCGTTCAAAGCGACCTCGGCCAGCAGCTGCTCGTTGGGATCTTCGATGCCGGCCATGAAGGCCTGCACCTGCTGCCACAGACCCGCCTGGATCAGCGCCGCCTTTCCCTGGGCTCGGGTGATGGTCTGAGGTACAGGTACAGGCGCAACGTCCGCCGGGTCTGGAGTATTACCGCCTGCGAGCCACGCAACGTACTCCAAATAATCAGGGTTGACGTTCGGAAATCCTGGAATGCTGCTTGTCGGAATAGTCGATACAGTTCCGTCATTGTTTCGACGGAATACGACTTTATCAGTCGAAAGTTTATATTTCTTCGAACTCGTCATGCAAATACACCCCCGCTATCTAGAACACCGGCACCAGCACCGGGGACTGCCGATGGCCCAGCCCCACCCGCATTAATACACGAGTTCCCAGCACAGAAATATTTACCCCCTGCACCGCCAACGGCTCCAGTGACCGTATTGTTAACCCACAAAATAAGAGAGAGCGACAACGCAGAAAGAAAATAGTTACTGCACACCGCATTCACCAATGTAATGGTTTGACCTTGACTATAAATTCTCCCTGAAACGGTGGCATAAAAAGCATAAGAAAAACTGCCAACTATTTTCACATTGCCTAGAGTAATATTCCCGTTATTGGAGGAATACAGCAACACATAAGGGGCTGCCCCGCTTCCGCCCAGCGTGACGTTGCTGACGTCAACCAAAGCGTTATGGTCAGCGATGACAAGATAAGCGTTGGAGTTCCCCACAGCCGCAATTAACGATAAATTCCTTATCGTTACACGGCATGTCCCAACGGAAAAGGCTGAGGTACCATTGACGGCCTCGATATTCGTAACGCCGCCGCCAGCACCTTCAAATATGAAGTTTCCCCCGAATGATGAGGATGCGCCTACGTACACACCAGAAAAGTTACCGGGTCCAATTTTGATTTGTACGGTTACGTTTGATCTGTCAATTAGGTTTGCTGTATATACCGCTTGCGCCAGGGTTTTAAATGCCCCTTGTGGGCTATCTTGCGTCCCGGAGTTTGAATCACTCCCATCAGCACGCACATAATATGTGAGTCCCGCCAAAGCATATTGACGAACCCCCAAATTTCTGCGCGCAGCGTCAACCGTAGTGGCTCCGGTACCACCGCTGACAATTGGTTGAACTCCGAAGGCACTCTGCAACCGCCATGGACCAAAGCCTAATGCGCCCATTTTGCGACGCTCCATGACCGGGCTCTCTTCGGTCAATAGCCTCGTAATCTGATAGTGATAGCCGGCCGACGTATGCGTACGTGTCTCGACGTAGCACCACATTTCCGGCGCCCATGGGCTATTCTTGAAGTTGAACCCGTCATAAATTCGGTTTTCATCAGGCAGAAGATTCAAGTCTGTGCCGGCAGGAAGCAAGACGGGCTTCGAGGTCAGCGCATCAGTGATGCCGTAGCCCGTGGTCGTGGTGGGCTTGCCGGTGAGGTTGGCGAACTGCTTGGCCGCGTCCAGCGCTGCCTGCAGCCCGGCCACGGTTTCCATGGCCTGCGTACCCGTGTGCGTGCCCCGGTCCCGCAGTTGCGCGTCGGTCGCGTTCTTGGTGGCACCCGTCGCCACGCCGCTGAGCTTTGCCGCAGCCTCGTCGCTGAAATCGTTGGCGCTCAGGCCCTTACCGGGCACCTTGTCCACCTTGCCCTGCAGATCCGCCGCCGTGGCCATGGGTTGGGCAAACGTGGGGTTCGGGTACTGGCCGGCCAGCATGCCACCGGCCGCGCCGGTCGGTACACGCGGATTCGACATGCGCTCATCCGTGGTCTGCACCACCTCGCGCATACCCCCTGCCGTCATGCGCATCTCCAGCAGGTCGCCCGAGTTGTAGGCCCGGGGTGCTGTGCCCTCCTGGCCGCGCAGCACCGTCAGGCGGCACTCGCCAATCACCGAGTTGTCCACGGCGGTCACGCGCAGGATCTCGTAATCGGTTTCCAGGGAGCCGTTGCGCTTGTAGGCCGTCAGCACGTACCAGCCGCCGGCAGGAGGATTGAGCAGCGTGCCGGCCGCGCCATCGGACACGCGCAGCACGCCATAGTCCAGCTCGCTGGCCGGGGCCCCTGTCTGCGGCGCCGCGCGCACGTCGGCAATGAACTGGGTTTGGAAGTTGTTCAGGAACAGCTGCGGCATTTCTATTTTTCCTTGATGGGCACGATCAGCTCCACCTCCTTGGTGCGGCCGTCGTTGGTCGTGGCGGCCACGCTGATCTGGTACTTCTGGCCGCTCAGGCCGCCCGCGTAGATCCAGACCTTCACGCGCTGGCCCACGAAGGCAAAGGACGGCGGCATGGGCATGGCCGGCTGCACCTTGAGCTGCACGGAAACAATCTCGTCGCCGGGCGGAAACCAGTCGGCGAACTCGATGTCGTAGTCCTGCGTGTCTGCAGGCTGCATGGGGGAAGTGCGGAACATGCTTTGCCCCTGGTCGGTGACGTAGAAGGTGGTCATTCCTGCGGGCACGAGGAAGGTGCGGGATTCGGGCGCCTGCTCATCGAAGGGCAGGCGCTTGTGCACGGCGGGATCGATGTCGATGAAGGCCACGCCCTGGGCCTGCAGCGGCGCGCGCACCAGGCGCTGCCCACGGGCCGTGATGGCAGCCTTCGCCTGGACCAGCGCGGCCAGACGCGCCTCGACCCGCCCCTGCGTGACGACAAAGGCCTGGCCCTTGCCGTCCACAGGCGAACGCAGCCAGCGGCGCACGTAGATGCGGCCATCGGCAGAGCCACGGGCGGTGGGCGTGGATTGCACGGGGCCACGGCGAAGCAGGCGCGCCTGGGGCTTGAAGTTGGCACGCGCGGCCGCGTCCACCCCAATGCGGGCCTGCACGTGGGCCGTGACCGTGGCGCTGGCACGGGCCTGGACGGCCACACGCCCGCGCACGGGCGGCAGCGTGACCTTGACGATGGCGCGACCCGTGGCTGCCAGCAGGCTGCGCACATGGACCCGGCCCAGCACGCCCTCGACAGCTGCGCGCGCCACGGAATCGGCCGAGAGCTTGGCATGCACGCGGCCCAGCGGGCCGGTGAGCGCAGCGGCCGGAGCCGAGTGGACAACGGCATAGGCGAGCACTCTCCCGCCGGCACGCACACGGGCATAGCCCTTGGCGTCCACGCGGATGCGCACCACGGGATCGGAGGCCCGCCCGTTCAGCGCGAAGCCATTAAGTGCGCCCCGGTTCATGGCTTACAGCAGCTGCAGCGTGAAGTCGCCCGTCAGCGCCTGGCTGTCCACCAGGAACACGTCGTTGATCTGCAGCGTGCGCGGCGTGGGCAGCGGCTCGGAATACATGAGCGTGGCCGTTCCATCGGTGGCCGAGTCACCTTCCATGATTCCGATGTGCGTGACCGTGACCTGGGCGCCCGTGACGGGCGGAAACTCCGCACGCACAGCGTTGTAGGTTGCGCCGTTGTTGGGCGCGGCAAAGGCGCCAGTGGGCACGCGCTGGTACCACGGTGCAGCCACCTCGGTGCCGGCGGTGAAAGCGTCGGTGGGGTCCGCCGTGAACAGGGCGAAGAAGGTGTTGCGGATGGCCGGGAAGGCCTGCTTGCGCAGCGTGGCGCTGATGATCGCGTTGGCGAGGGATGTGCTGAAACCAGCCATGACGGCTCCTATGGCTTCGAGCACTCCAGCGCCCCGATTGAAGATGCCCGCCAGGATGGCAGGCTTGGTTCACTTCTGGGCCACGGCCGTGGTGGCCGCAGCCTGGGCCTGAATGCCCAGCGCCTCGTTGTAGAGGGCACGGTGCGCCGCCGCGATGGTCGCGTTGCCGCCGAACTCGGCGTCGATGGACCAGGCACGGAACAACACGAAGTGCCGCAGGGCGTCCATCCAGCGCTCGGGCACGCTGGGCGTTCCGCTCTCGTCGGCCAGGTCCACAGCCGCGACACCCACCATGGCGCGCACCTTGGTGCCGGCGGCCACGGGCGGATAGACCAGGAATTCCCGCGGCGTGCCCAGGTCGTGCATGTAGTGCTGCACCTCGCGGCCCGGAGAGCCCGAGCGCCAGGCGCCGGCCACGGCGTCCAGCACCCACAGGTCGGTCTTGGTGATGCGCCGCTGCGTGGCGTTGGCGTTGTTGGTGATGTCGATCAGCGTGAGCACGTCGGCCGGCAGCTCCTGCCGCCACCCGGCGGCCAGCACCAGGTCGCGCGGCTGGGCCATCTGGTCGGGCCGCTGCTCGGCAAAGGCGCGCTGGGCGGCGTTGAACCAGTCCAGCAGATCCGCGCGGGTCCAACGGATGTGCCCCTTGTCCTGCAGGTCGCGCGCTGCATCGTCCAGCAGCTGGGCCACGGTCAAAGCCATGACGCCCTCCCCCGCGAGCCGCGGCTGGTGTTGGAGCGCCACACGTCGGCCGTGGCGTCATCCATGGCGCGCTGGAAGAATGCCAGGGCCACGCCGGCCTGGTCGGGCTTGTAGTAGTCCGTGCCCTCGGTGGCCAGCAGCTCGGCCTTGGCGCCCTCGCGGATCGCCTCATGGTAGAGCGAGGCCACCTCGTCGGGCACGCTGTTGCCGCGCAGGGACGGCATCAGCGAGGCGTAGACCTGCAGGCGGCCCGTGCTGCCCGTGCGTACCGTGAATTCGCGCAGGTTCGTCGTGACCAGGTAGAGCTTGCCGCGCAGCTCGTGCTGCCAGGGATCGGCCGGCAGATCGCGCGCCTTGGCCACCTCCAGCGGGCGCCCGGCCAGCGTGGCGCGCTCCAGGCGCAGCAGCTCCGCGCCCTGGGGCAGCTCGAAGGTGTATTCGGCGAAGGCCTCGCCGGTCACGTCGGCCGGCTCCAGCCATTCCTGCCAGGCGCGCGTGGCCTTGAGGAAGGTGCGCGCGGCGCGGTTCAGCGCCATATGGATGAGCGGTACCGGCGCCTTCGGGGCAGCCAGGACCAGCTCAGGCATCCAGTTCTCCCAGCTGGCCATGATGCGATCAGCCGGTCACGTTGGAGGAACGGGCAGCGCGGCGCACGCGGCCGGTGGGCGCAGAGTCGGATTCCTGGGGCATGCCGGTGCCGCCGTCCAGGATGTCATCGTCGTCCGGGCCCACGCCGGGCGAGAAGGTGCCGCGCGAGGACGGGGCCTTGCCGTCCTGTGCTGCGCGGCGGGCTTCGCGCTCGGCAGACAGGCGCAGGAATTTCTGCTCGGCCTCGAAGTCCTCTTCGGTCTGGAAGTTGCCGGCGCGCAGGTGCTCGGCATGGGCCTCGTTCTCGACCTCGCAAGTCAGAGGCTTGCCCTCGAAAACATAGGTGGCGCCCTTGAGGCGCACGATCAGGGTTCCGTCCTTGCGTGCGGGCAGCGAAGTGAACAGCTTCATGGTGTTGGTTCTCCGGGTTCAAAAAGCCCCGGCAGCCGATGCCACCGGGGGAAAGCCCCTTGCGGGGCGCGCACACGCTGTCAGGCGTTCGTGTAGATCACGTCCAGGGCGAAGAGGCCTGCGGCCGTGCCCGCGCCTGTGACCTTCAGGACGATGCGGCGGTCTTCGTCCTTGGGCACCAGCTTGGCAAAGGCTGCGGGCACCAGCTGCACATAGCCGCCGGCCGCGCCCGCGTCGTTGTCCGTCACCCAGGCACCACCGCCGTCGTCGGCCGCTGTGCTGATGTCGCCGGCCGCATCCGCCAGGCCAATGGAAGCCTTGAAGCCCGCGCCCAGGGCGGCAGGCACGCGGATGAACAGGGACACTGGCAGCGTGCCGGCGGGCAGGATGCCGATGACGCCACGGGCGCCGACTGCGTGGTCTGCCACGGCCAGGGGCTGGCCAAAGCGCGAGCGCACCAGCTCGGAGCCGCCGGGGGTGATGGGGGCCTGATGGCCTGCGGCCACGGCACTGAGTTGCTTGAAAGCCATGTCTGACTCCTTCTATTCGGTGGGGTGGGTCAGCGCGAGGCGGCGGCGGTATCGCAGCCGTAGACGCCGTGGTCCTGCTTTTCGCCTTCGACCTCGAAGACGGTCTTCTTCACACCGAAGATGGACGACGTGGTGATGATGACCTGGTTGCCACGGTCGGCCGTTTCCTCGTGCCAGCCGTAGCGCATGCCGGTGCCGGGCGAGCCGAAAGCGATCACGCCGGCCTGTGCACCCATGAACAGCGCGCGCGCCGTCTCCAGGTCGCCCGTGGCGCCGTGGGTGTTGTGGCGGATCACATTGCGGTGCGAGTGCAGGATCACGTTGCGGTACATGCCCAGCGCGCTCTTGAACAGCGGCGACTTGAAGCCCACGGACGCCGCTGCAGCCTTTTGCAGGTCCAGCCAGCCGCCCGTGCCGGTTTCCTTGCGCAGGTCGTCTTCCTGGAAGGTGTGCATGACCATGACGAACACTTCCTCGCCATCGACCACGCAGGGCTGCATGACGGGGATGTTGGTGGCGCCACCGCCCTGGCTGTCGGCACGCACGCGGGCACGGTCCACCACGGCCAGCGACATCTTGTCGGTCGCGTCCAGGTTGGTCACCGCAGTGGCGTCACCGCCGAACAGGTGCTGGTTGGCCGTGGGCGCCGTCAGCGGGTTCTTGGCGCGGCCCTGGTAGCCCATCGGCAGGATGAAGTTGGCATTGATGCCGCGCGAGCCCGACAGGTAGGTGAACGTCAGTTCATCCTGGAAGCGGCCCCACCAGCTGGACTGCTGCTGCTTGGCGCGCACACGCAGGTCGTGCAGCGTGCGCTTGCGCGACATGCGGCCGCCCGTGTTGACGCCGGCACGCGCCTGGTCGATGTACAGCTCATCGGTGTAGAAGCGCTGGCCTTCTTCCTTGCCTTCCAGCACATCGTCGCCTTCGACAGGCGCCATGCGCAGCTCGGCCAGCAGGTCATAGCTGATGAGGTCGCCGGCTTCGGATTCCAGATCCGTCAGCAGTTGGAGGGGGGTCTTGGCGCCCTGGCCGACGGCCGCGAAGCGCTTGCCGAAGTACGAGGCCTGCGACACATCGAGTGCCAGGTTGCCGGAAAAGCGCTTGACGGCGCGGGGGCTGTTCACGCCCACCACTGTTTTGCCCATAGGAGTGCTCCTGTGTGGTAGCGAGCACTCCAGCGCCCCGGTTGAAAAATGATCCAGCCCTCAAGATGGCAGGCTTGGTACGGGCCGCAGCGCGGCCGGTGTCTTTTTGACGGTGGTTTCAGAGGCAGCCATCACGACCATGCGCGCGGCCTGCCCCTTCTTGAATTCCAGCTGGATGCGGGCGCCGCCCACCTCCAGCACATCGCCCATGCGCAGCTCCACGAAGATGCGGCGCGCGTCGGGGGTAGAGGAAGCAGACGGCATGGCGGCGGGGTCAGCCCAGGCGGTTGTAGCGATCACGCTTTTCCTCGGACATGGCGGCCAACGCGCGCTCATAGGCCAGGCCCTCCAGCTTGTCCAGCTCGGCGAACTCGTCGCTCACGGGGTCGGCATCGCCCGCGCCGCCAGGCACGTCGGCCAGGTTGGTGACCACGGCCGAGGCATCAGGCTTGCGCTGCACGTCCGCCGGCTTCTTGGTCGTGGCAATGCCATGCAGAGCCACCACGCGACGGTGCCCTTCTTCCAGGAACCAGCGCATGGGCTTGTGCTCGTTGCCGGGCGCCGCGCCCAGCGCGCGCACCATGGCATCCAGGTCTGCCTGCTTGGCCGCGTCCTTGCGGTAGTCAACGATGCCCAGTTCTGCGCTCTTGGCCGCTTCCTCGAAGAAGCCGTTGATGGTGGCCGTCCAGGCCTGGTGCGTGGACTGCTGCTGCATCTCGGCTGACACCGTGGCGCGCGTCTTCATGTCGCGCAGCTGGTCGCGCTCGTCCTGCAGGCGGTCCAGCTCCGCGTCCAGCTCGGCCTGCTCCAGCTCGCCCTCGTTGAACTTGGCGCGGGCGGCAGCCACTGCATCCTTGTTGGCCTTCACCTGGGCGTCATAGTCGGCGGGCAGCTCTGCACGGTAGCCGCTGGCCTGCTGGGCAGGCTGCGGATTCGGTGCCGGCGCGTCGGTCGGCTGCGTGGCATCGGTGGGTTCTGCGGGTGCAGTAGCAGTAGCAGGAGCGACTGCAGGCGCAGCGGTGGTTTCAGTGGGTTCGGTGGGCGTGCTGGGCTCGGGCTTGCCCTTGCCCGCGTCGGCGTCGTCGCCCTCTTCTTCCTCTTCCGCATCGAGGGGGCCGCGCCCCAGGGCTGCCAGCGCTGCAGCGTTGTCTTCCTCGGGGTCGTAGTCGTTGTCGTCGGCTTCCATGGCCTCGCGCTCGGCGTCGGACAGGAGGCGCAGGTGGTCGTCGTTCAAGCTCATGTGTGCGTCCATTCGTGGTTTGGATCACGGCAGGATGGCAGGCTTGGTACGAAATATTTCAAATCAACACTGCAAACCTTTTGTTAAAGTGCCAAGGCGTAAATTCTGCACCCACATTCATAAATGCAAAGACAAAAATGATACCACCAGCCAGCAAATTCAAATAACCATAACCATCTGTAACTGTGTAAAAGAGACTAGAAATATAAGCGCCTACAGGGGGAAGAATAAAAATAAGAAGCAATACAACACGGGTTACGGCGAACAAAATAGACACACCATATTTATCAAGAACATACCTCACCCAATCTTTCTTGGAAGGTGTTCGGAATCCAGCAGCCCTTTCCCCCAGCAATACTGGATAAACATTAACCAAATGTGGATACAAGCCACTCAATTCATTAGCTCGAGAATTAAATAGTGTCTCGCGATTGCGAGTATTATAAATACTACCCAACCATAACAAAAGCATGGGACCAAGAGCCAACTGAAGGAATATGACCAAAGTATTCAGATCAAGTTTTATAGGCGTTCCAAAAACACTAATAGTTGCGCGTTCGGGAACTTCAATCCCAAAAAATGAAAGAGGCTGCTTTTCTAAAGCCACTATCCTCAAATCAATTGATTTAATCAAATCAATTGGCGGCTTACTCCAATCTTTTGATTTGGAATCACTTATGCTAAAAAAAGCCTCACACCTAGTATTAATTTCAACAGGAATTAGAACATATCTTAGCGCCAACAAATAACTACCAATTTTATCCCCTCTAATAGCAACATCTTTGCCACTATAGGATTCGTCAAGAGTAGAGGCATTCTCTTTTATCGCCACTACTGCGGATTTTAGGCATTTCGCGAGCTTTCTTTCCACTTGCTGATCAGAGCCAAGCGCTACAAACAATACTAGAAAGCATGCAGCGGTCAATGGAGCTGAAAAGAAAAGCAATCTTTCATATCTTAGACCGAGTTTGTGAGTAGACATAATTTGATGGTGGTTTTATATTAATTTAAAAAGAAAGAAACAACATGGCAAGCATCTTTTTTAAAAGAGTTTATTTATCAAAATAACTCATGCTGCGGAGAAATTCTTCGTTCAATTTTTCATCAGCTGCGTGCTCTTCAGCTTTTCGCGCGAGCTCTCCACCAACCTCTGCCAGTCGCTGACCTCCCGCTGCCATTGCTTCGAATACGGAGGTGCAGGCGCTGGCGTACTCCGCAAGGGCGACACTGTTTGCACGTTCGATCTGGGTATACAGGGTGGAGAAGTCGCTGCGCACCCCTGCAGTACTACTACGCAAGGCAAGAAGCTGACGAGCAAGATCTTGTTGGGCATCCGCATTATTCTTTTGTATCTGCTTGAAGTTAGAAAAAGCATCATTCAGTCCATTTTGGATTTTAACCATGTCTCGCAGAGCACGCTTGCTCTCAGTCAACTCGCTACTCGTCTGAACTTGTCTCAATTGCATTAGCTGCAGGTCATAGCGCTGCTCCTGAACCCACCAAGATATCCCCGACCCAACAATAAGTGCAATGCCAGCAGCAGCTAGATGGGTGATAACGCATCTACTCATTGCTTCACATCCATGCATGCGGCGTGGCGCGCCTGCTGGCGAGTCCAGACGCCGCGGCAGACCTTGTTGCCTGGTGTGCTGCAGTCATAGCGCCACCGGGTGGGCAGCCCGCCCGCGCCCCACTGGTAGGCGCTGTAGCCCTGCAGCGGCTGCGCACTGGTCATGTAGCGGTAGGCCAGGTAAGCCGTGCAGGCGCCGGCATAGTCACCGGCCCGCGTGCGAGACAGCATCGAGGAGCCGCGCCAGGCGCCGCAGCCGTACTGACCCGCGAAGTCCACCGCCTGCGCGAACTCGACCGGGTGCACCAGCGTATCGCCCAGCGAGGCCCGCACGCAGGCGCCGTATTCCTGGTCCAGCAGGTTGGCGGCCAGCTCGCGCGCCCTCCCGCGCGTGATCGGCGGATCTGCCATGGTCACGCGCGTGCCGTCTTCGTAGCGCGTGGCGCCATGGCCGATGGTAGGCACATCGCCGCGCACCGGGATGATGGGCGCGGCGCTGAATCCCTCTGCCGCGATCCAGGATGCCAGGATGGCGGCGCCGATACCCAGGCCTGCGGCAGGAACTCGGCCCCCGCTCATGGCCGCGCCTCGCATGCTGCTGCCAGCTCCTGCGCCTGGCGCGCCCGGCGGTCCTCGCGCTCATTGCTCCAGCGCCACAGCAGGTAGATGACCTGCAGCACCACGTAAAGGATGGTCAGGGCCGTTGCCGTGTGGGTCATGGTCCAGCCGTTGGCCACGTTGGTGGCCACCACGGTGACGGGCGGCGCGGCTTTGGCGCCCTCCACGGTCGCCGTGCGCACGATGGTTTCTCGATCCATATCAGTCCTTGTTGTCAAATTGGTTCAGCCGGCCCGACATGGAGTCCAGGTTCTGGCGGCTCTGGGCCTGGATTTGGGCCACGCGCTCGCGCGAGTCGGCCTCGATGTGGGCGACCTGCAGGCGCACGTCCTGGTCGCCCTTGATCTGCAGCGTCTTGTTGGCCAGGTCGGCCTGGGCCTTGGCCAGCTTGCGGCGCAGCTCGTCCAGCTCCATGTCGGCGTCGCGGCGCACAGTGGCGGCCACACCTTCCATCTGCTGGGCCAGGGCCGGGTTGCCGCCGGCCGCGCGCAGCTGCTCGGCCTCGGCTTCCAGCTTCTCGGCGCGGGCGTTGATTTCCCGGACCTTGGCCTGCTGCTCGGCAAGCGCCTGGCGCGCGCTCTCCTGCTGCATCTGCAGGGCCTCGGCCTGGGCCTGCATCTGCTGCTGGACCTGCTGCTGCTCCTCGGGCGTGAGGGGCTTGTTGGGATCGCGCTCGCCGGTGAGCTTGCGCAGTTCGTCGGCCACCAGGTCGTTGTTCGGCAGGTCGGAATACTCCATGGCCAGCGTCATGATGCGAATGGCCACCTCGGGCGGCAGACGGCCCGCCAGCTGGTTCAGGCTCTCGAACATGACCTGGCGCAGCGTGCCCGAATAGTCCTGCTCAGACACCACGAAGTCGGCCATGCTGGCCGTGATGTCGTTCAGGTAGCGCACGCTCCCGTCTGGTTGGACCTCGGGCTGGTTGACCTTCACCCAGTCCAGCCGGCCCTTGTGGCCGGACAGGCGGATCACCTTCTCCTCCGTGTACCACTGCTCCACCAGGCTCAGCAGCTTCTCGCCCTGGATCTGCACAGCGAAGCGCAGGTTGTCGAAGGGCTGCGTGGTCACGACCGAGCCCTGCAGCTGGCGGGCCTCGATCGCGCGGCCGCTGACGGCATTGGTGCGCCGGCCCAGGTTCTCGTCGCTGATGCCTGCGGACTTCTGGATGGCCTGGCCGTCCAGCGTCATCATCTGCACTTGGCCAGCGGCCATCTCGCTGTCGCGGTGGACCTCGAACTTCTTGCCGGCCTTGTAGATCACCACGCCGTCCGGCTGGTTGACCTCCTCGCGCGCCTCGTTTATGTCATCGAAGGCGCCCTTCTCCGCAAAAATCTGGTTCGTGGACAGCAGGAACAGCGCCTTGCTAGCCCGTTTGTTCAGGTCCATCTGCAGATCGCGCACGCGGCGCACCACCCCATAGGGCATGCGGTCGCGGCCGCGCCGGTAGCACCAGATGGGCGTCAGGCTGAAACTGTTGTGGCGCATGGGCGTTGGGCCCAGTGCCAGCAGATGGCCCTCGGTGAAGACCGCGACGTGCATGCGCATGGCGACACGCTCCACGATGGAACCGCCGTGCGCACCCACCACGGCGCGCAGCGCATGGTCCCAGGGCTCCACGAACGAGCCTTTGAAGGGGCCGCTGGTCACCAAATGGACAGACGCCGGCATGCGGAACTGGCACTCGATCAGGCGCACGCGGCGCCGCGCCTCGCTGTCGATGTTGCCGCGCCCGCCGGCCAGGTAGCTGCCGCTGGTGCCGCTGACGTGGCGCTCGCTGGTGTGGCCCTGGAAGAAGAATTCATCCTCGGCCCACTGCTGGGCGCTGAACTCCTCCTCGCGCAGCACGGCCCGCTCCAGCACGTCGCGGCGCTGCGGGTACATGGTGATGGCCACGTCTTCATCCACCCAGCGCGTGCGGAACAGGTAGCGCGCATCGCTCAGGTCCGGCTCCATGGCCATCGAGTCCCAGAGCACATTGCGCCAGTCCTCGTACTTGTCGTAGAGGATGTCCTTGGTGGGGTCGTTGCGCACGCCGGAGTCCACCCAGCCCACGCCCACCTTCACGGTGTCCTCGAAGGCACGCGAGCGGTTGAAGTTGGTGCGGTTTACGTCGCTGACGTACTTGAGCACCTTGGTCTTCACATCGGCCAGTTGCACGTCGTCCTCGGCGCGCGGCAGCACGCTCCAGTCCACGCGCGCGCGGCGCTCCGTGCCAATGAGCCAGTCGCACATCACGGCCACCTCGTTGAACACCAGGGGCACCTGGCCGCGCTCCTCCAGCGTGGCCGCATCGGCCGGGTCCCACTGGTCGCCGTCGTAGTAGTCGGCGTCGATGGACATCTGCAGGCGGTTCTCGGCCTGGATTTCGCGCTCACGGTAGTACCAGCTCAGGAGCTTGCGCAGGGTCTTGCGGGCCTCGGGCTGGTCCAGAGGGTGCGGCGGCGCCTTCTCGTCGGCGTCGAACTCCAGCGGCACATCGTTCAGGATGCGCTCGCCCACGCCCACGCCCGCGCGGCGGTTGAAGCGGGCCTCAAGCTGGGACATATTCGGCCCCCAGGTCCGGGATGGTCAGGGCCTCGGCCGCGATCTCCTTGCCGTCGGACTTGACCACCAGGGTGCCGAACTCCTGGCCTGGGCGCTGCCATGTGGGCTCGCTGGGCATGCTCACCAAGTCGGGCAGGCCCTCGTTGACGATGGTGGCCACGCGCACCCAGTTAGGCCGGTTGGGCTCGATGCCCAGCACCTCGCAGGCCTTGACGCAGGCGCGGGCCAGATAGGCGGGGTCATCGTAGAGATAGGCCGCGCTCTCCATCACCACGTACCACGGGGCTTTGGGGCGGTAGGCCGGGATCAGGACCAGTGCGCGCTCGGCGTTGATCCAGGTGTAGACGGCCAGCAAGTCCCCATGCTGGCGGTGAAGGTGCGCTTTGCGCAGGTCGATACATGCAGGCATGCCCGCGAAAGTGGCAGGCTTGGTACGGGATCAGCGTGCCATGCCGCCCGCGCGTCGCCTGAGAGGCACAGCGCCCGCAGTGTCGTTGTCCATGCGCGGCAGGGACATGGCCACGTATCGCCACACATCCGCGCCGTGGCTGGCGTCATCGTGCAACGGTGCGCCTGGCTCGCCCGTGCGTGCGTCGATCTGGCGTTTGTACCGGCTCAGGCAGTCCAGCAGCTGGGTACATTTGCGCTCATCGACATAGGCCGTGGAGAAAATGCCGCGCGCCAGCCGGATGCCGGCCTCGACGCCAAAACGGTCCAGCACCTCCACCTCGCGGCCCAGATCCTCCAGAATCTGCGCCGAAGTCACCCCGTACTTGTGGTCGCCATGCGCCGCGTCGTGAGGCAGGAAGTCCGTGCCCCAGCGATAGGGCAGCTTCTCCATCTCCTCGATGTAGCTCTCCAGCGTGCGCTGGTTGTCCTGCAGGTAGTTGATGACCCGGAAATCCAGGGGCGTGCGCTGGATCATGGCGATGGCCATGTTGTCCGCGTAGCCCAGGTCCCATACCGTGTGCACGGGCAGCTTGGGGTTGTACGGTACCAGGCACACGCGGCCGTCGTTGTACAGGCGCTCCACTTCCTTCGCGTAGATGGCGCCGGCCAGGGTGCGCTTCGGGCGGCCCTCCCACACGTTCCAGTAAGTGTCCGGGTCGCGCTTGAAGTGCCGGCGGCGCTCCTTCTCCAGCACCTCGGGGAACCAGGGGTTGTCCCGCCAGTTGATTTCGCACAGCCAGGTGTCGCTGTCGGCCGCATCGATGAACCGGGCATAAGTGGCGTCCGTGGCCAAGTCCGGGTTGAGCGTGAGCCAGATTTCCGAGCCGGGCCGGCGGATGGTCGGCACCAGCACCTCCCAGCTGCGCGCGCTGACGCTCTGGGCCTCTTCCACCCACACGATGTCGATGGCTTCATAGGACTTGATCGAGTCCACCGTGTGGCTCTGCAGGCCCGCGAACAAGATGAGCGTGCCATTGGCGCCGCGGATCTCCGTGTCCAGCACCTCGTAGAAGCCGCCCAGGCCCAGGGCCGCAATCTGGTCGGACAGCAGGCGGTGCACCGAGTCCCGCATGGACTTCTGGATCTCGCGCGCACACAGGATACGCAGGGGGCGGTTGCTGCCCATCACCAGCAAGGCCATGGCCACAGACCAGGACTTGGCCCCGCCGCGCCCGCCGTACATGACCTTGAAGCGCTTGGGCTGGAACAGGCCACGCAGCTTCGCGGGGAACTCGACCCGGACGCGCGAGCGGTCAACCTCGTAGTCCTCGGCGAAATCTGGTTCCGGGTCCTCGCCGGCCAGGTGCGCGGCCTGCAGGCTGGCGGACAGCAGGTTCATGCGCCCTCCCCGTCTCGCGGATCGTTCTCGCGCGCCGGCGCATCCACGAAGTGCAGTTCGAAGTGGCCCACGTTGCCGCCGCCGTTCGGCCCCTTGCCCGCGTCCTTGTCGTTCATGCCGAATGCCTGGCGCTCCATGTCTACCACGATGCGCAGGCTCTCGGCCAGCACCTTCATGGTCTTGGATCGCTCCGGCAGGCTGATGACCTTCTGGTACAGGTCGTTCAGCTTTTCCATGCCGTTGTCGTCGGGCGAGCGCAGCATCTCACCCAGCTCCTGCAGGTAGGCCACCGTGTCCGCGTCTGCCATCTGCTCCAGCTCATCCAGCAGCGCATTGGTGATCTTGCGCGCCCGCTGGATGTCCCGCCTGTGCGCCAGCCGGATGGTGGCCACGGCCTGCGCATTCGCGTCCACCACCTCACGTTCGGACGCAGTACGCTCCGCGCGTACCTCGCTGCGTACCGCCTCTTTGCGTACCAGCTGCTCTGCCTTCTCCTGGATGCGCTCCGACAGATCACGGCTCCAGTCGTCACGCTTGGCCCGCTTGCGGATAGCCCCCTCGCTGATGCCCTGCTCCGCTGCGATCTGCCTCAGGCTCTTGATGCCAGCCCTGTAGTCCAGCTCGATGCGCTCCCACTGCGGGACCTGCTTTTGTTCCTTGCTCATCCTCCCGAAGCTGGCAGGCTTGGGACGGCATTCCGCAAAACAACCCTGAGGAAGCAACTCTGTCGCAGGGCATACAGGCGTACTGCGCTGAACACGAGCCGTGTGCCGATCCTGGCGCGGAGTCCTGATGACACGTAACATAAAACAAGGCCCGCAATTGCGGGCCCTGCTTCCATCACAGACTAGCTTTTGCGCCTACTGCAGCCTCAAGGGCGCAACGATCGGCGAGGGAAGGCCAATCTGAGCTGCCGTAACGGGCTGCAGCAGCCAGCCGTACTGGCCCCCGGTAGAGGTTCCGCAACTCGAATTGTCAAACCCTGTGATACCTGTCGGCATAACGGCCAGGACCGTTCCGTTGGACTGAGGTGTCGCCGAGGTCACCATGAATGAGCCCAGCGAAAGCGACCATACAACCGTCTTGGCGTAGATGGAGCTTGCCGTCGTGGGACTGCCTGAATTCAAGTAACCTTCACCTGAGCAGTTGCCAGGGCCCGTGCCTTTGTAATAGATCTGAGCGTTGGGAAGCGTCCCATCCCAGGACATCACCATCAGGTGGCCCGTGCTGGTCACGAGAGTGATGTTATTCCGCGCCGCGCTCACCACCTTACCCAGGGTCACATTGTTGGCGTCAACCAAAGTCACGCCACCGCCGGCAGGACCAGCAGGCCCTGTCGCGCCCGTGGCACCAGTCTCGCCTTGAATACCCTGGGGACCCGTCGCACCCACATTGCCCGAAGCTCCTGTGGTGCCGGGGACACCCTGGACGCCTTGTATACCCTGCAAGCCCTGAGGACCCTGCGGACCTATGGCACCGGTATTGCCCGTGGGGCCGGTGGCACCCGTGGCGCCCGTCGCACCTGTTGGGCCTGTCGCTCCTGTCTCACCAGTAGCGCCCGTCTGACCCGTGGCTCCCGTCACGCCCGTGGCGCCTGTCGGCCCCGTTACGCCTGTCGCTCCAGTAACACCTGTCGAGCCCGTGGCTCCCGTCGCCCCTGCGCCTGTAGGACCCACGGGACCGATAGCCCCTGTGGCGCCCGTGGGTCCTGTTGCCCCCGTCGCACCCGTGGCTCCTGCGCCAATGCCTGGAGCGCAATGCACCAGTTGTCCCGTCACGCCATCGACACACAGCAGCTGGCTGCCAGTGGCTGTATCGGCCGGCAAAGCCGGAACCACGACTTCACCTGTGTTCTGTACACGCAGACGCTCGGCCCCTGCCGAATTTTTGATAATGAAATTTCCGCCTGGAGGCATGGTGATGCTGACATCAGCAGCGTGCGCGACAGGCGCGAGGAAGCCAGCGCTCAGGCACAAAGCAAAAATCAGGCGAGAAGGTACGTTGATTTCTTTACGGGACATAGTTCAGCTGCCGTTGAGATAAAGCACTTGGGCACCCTGCGCCAGACCTACGAGCCCAGGATGAAGAGAGAGAATGAACAGCTCAGAGTGTTGTACGGCTACGACGTTGGCGAGCCAGGGCCAGACCACCAAGCATCAAGCTCATCAACATCAGCCCATAGGTACTGAGCGTGGGGATGCTTGCCGGAGAAGTCACCACCGGTGCCCCGATCTGCACATTTCCAGGTACGGCGCTACCGCTGGGATTCGACAACGTGGCGCCAGGCCCCATCGTGACGACGGCAGTGCCAGGGCCAGACGAAGTCAGCACGACCGGCCGACCAGGAGTGCCCAGAGTCAGCGTTCCAAGAACCGTCAGGTTGGTGCCCGCCGGCAAGACGATGGTGGGCGGGGTGGCTGTGGTGCTGATCAGCGTGAGATCTTTCACGACGATGTTGCCGCTCAGCTGCAGGACAGAACCGGGCGCACAGCTGTCCGACAGGACTATGCTGCTGGTCCCAAGGTTCAACGGGACGGTGCTCGTAAGGTCCCCGCTGACGTTCAGTTGCCCCCCCGTCCCAGTGACCGAAGCCCCGGAGTCGAAAGCGAACGAACCGGTGTCAAAACTCCCCGTACCCAAAGTCAACTCGCCCTGCATGACGACCGCCGTGCACGGAAGTTGGAAAGAGCCACCAGCAAGATCAATGCTGCTCCCCGGCGGCACGACCATCTGCCCCCATGCCGATCCACACACCGCTGCGCTCAGAACCAGCGAAGCAAAGCTACGCTTACCCAGTCCTACCATTTGATGATCTCCGCGACGGGGCGTTATGCCCCTAAGTTTTCAAGCGGGCACGCAACCTCCTTGGTGCAGGCCCCACCGCAGGATCATCAGATACAAAATAGCATTTAGTTAACAAAAATTAACAATTGATAGCCTCGTTTCATTTATCGAAAACTATTAACTATTAGTGTGCTACCCATGTGGGGCGCGCGTCTGGTGCCAAGAATGAAAAAAGCCCTGACCGGTCTGGCAGAGGGCTTCTTTGATCAACACACTGGAGCGCAACTCCTGCAGCGCTCTGGCCTCAAGGCAGCAAGGCCGGCTTCCTCTATCTGCACATCTACAGGCGGCGCGCGGCGATCTGCAGGCGCTCGGCCAGCGTGGGCTTTGCAGCCAAGCGCTCTGCCGTTCCCTGCACACCGTCGCGGCCTGTTGCAGCCCGCGCGATGAGTGCAGTACCCAGAGCCCCACTCACAAGGCGGCCCATGCCACTTTCTGCGCGCCGGGCGTGGCGCAGCGCCAAGAGGCCAGCACCGAGCACCAACCAGTGCTCTCCCTTGAAACCCTTGCGAGAGTCATCCCACTTGCGCAGATCCTGGATCTTTTCTGAAATCGCCATTCATTGCTCCTGTTGCTTCAGAGCTGTCATGGTGTGCCAGCAACAGGCTGCAGGCTGTCGGTCCCTGGGCAAGATTCCGGTGGCGAGAGTCCTACGGGTGCGCCGCGAGAGCCAGTACCAGGGAAACAGCATGGCGCGAGCCCTCGCTCTCCGCTCTCCGCTCTCCGCTCTCATCGCGGAGCATGCTTCTGCTCCTTGCTCATCCTCTCTAACCGGAAGCCTTGGAGCGTCAGCAACTTGCCTCGCAGAAAAATTTGCTTAATCGCGCTAAGTCAATCACCCAAAATTTAGCGTGGTATCCAGCCAAATTGATAAAAATCACAAAGGCATGCTAATTTTCTAAAGAAAGTAGCGTAGTTTGAATAACTATCAAAACGATCTATGTTTTTAATCAGAAAATCCCTCACCGTTCCCACGTCAAACCGTTCTTTAGGAAGAAATGGAAGGAACATAGCTGCTTTTTCCGGCAAATTAGTCTCAATAATTTCCCTAGCGGTCTTATCTTTCTCGGTCTTAACAAAGGACTTTGCGTATGCTCTTGAACGATAATGATCCACGCCATCAACCGGAAGATGCTTATCCAGAGAGAATCCCGATTTATTATATTCCTGATAACTAGAGATCCCTAAGCTCTGAAGATACCTAAAAATAGGGATGTATTTCGCACTTTTTCCTAAAGCAGGAACTGTTTTGCCTAGTATCGCTGTGGGATCGTAGCTACTGACATCTTCCAGGAAGTCCTTAAACAAATCCAAAACACTCAAACCGTTATATCCTATTTGGCTAGCTCTCTCACTTGCAACGCCTACGCCAACAACAAACTCTATATCTGCTTTTTTCTCAATATCATCAACATCTACGACGCAAAGTTTTTCTGAGGCTGCTGTATCGCGCACCATTTCATAAAGCTGCTCTTTGCAATATCTAAGTATGCGGGCGGGAATCTTTCTTTTAACAGAATCAAGCGCCTCATAAATTGGCACAAAATCGTCACTCTTTACTATAGTAATGGGCAGTTGGCCTCCATCAATCGCCATCAAAGTCTTGCTGTATTGTGGCTGCTCCCCATGCGCTCGCTGAACAAAAATGAGATTATTTTGTAGTTTTGGCAAATTATCTTGACCTAAAACTCTTGTTATACCTCGCAGTAGCTCCTGTATATTAGTATCAGCGAGCGAATAGCCGATAAATACAACAGGATGCTCCACAAATATCGTAATCAACTTTGCAGCCAGATACGGGTTTGCCGCATGAAATCCACGGTAATCCTCTTCGGTTAAAACCAGAGAGGACGGGCGTGACGCAGAACCATGTATCTTATAAATTTCAGCAATAGACTGAGTATTGGAGAATAGAAGCTCATTCTGACCGGTAAAGACTTTGTAGTCTGGAAACAGACTTTCAAGCAATGTATCCCAGTTTGTCGTAATAATACCATCCACATTCAACCTGGATAGCAACTCAATTTCTTCTATATGCTGCCTTTTTCGCCCATCCTGCACAGCGGCAAGAATGTAGTTACAAATCTCTATTCTTAGAGCCGAAGTGCCGTCCTTAGCCTTCGATTTGTTTTTCTCTCGGCTCTCTTTATATATTTCGGATGTCCACCAAAGGTTATGAAAGTCCGAGGAAAGCAATGAAGCGACCTTCGGCAAGTAACCATCTGCACTCGCCACATAATACTCATAGGACTTTAACTGGGAGGAGAATTTTTGCAGGAGCGAACTCCAATCCTCGAGGCCTAGATATCGCCTCGAAAAACCTGAACCAACAAACAAAAAAGGCGCCGATAAAGCGCCGGAAAAATGAGCAATGAGGTCATCTTTAATGGTCATGAACGATCTTTAAGCTAATTCACCAAATAAATACTCAACCAAAATTAAGAAGTATGCTGCTTCTCATGGCGACCCCAGCTTGCAGGATGATGTGCACTATCATATCCAACAACCCACTCTTCCCCTATTTGAGTCGATAGCGCATCACAGGCTTCCGCCCCGGCAGTTCTGTTAGCTTGCCTACCATCAAGCCCTCACGCACAAGGTAGAGCAGTGCCCAATCGATTTCCCCTTTGCTGCGACCCAGGGCCAGGACCAGCTCTGAGTGGAAGAACCAACGTCCGGGGGCTTGGCGCAGAAACCGCAGCAGCACGTCGGTGCCACTTCCCGGGCGGATGACGCCTTGAGGGCGCGGGTTGTTGCGCCGCGTGCCCTCCTCCTGCCGGCCCTCCAGCTGGCCAGCCATCCAGTCCATGCAGCTCAAGTGGGGCCACCTTCTTGTTTTTGCGTGTCGTTGCGGTTCATCTTCGCGGCCTTGGTTTCCAAGGTGGTCCTCTTTCAAAAATCCAGAATAGGCGTGGCGTTGAGCAGGCCCAGCGCCCACAGCACAGCGGCGCGGTCGCGGGCATCGATGTTGGGAGCGCAGGCCAGCGCACGCCATGCCAGGACCTGGCGCAGATGCGCGGCCATGAATGCGGCTTCCTTACGCGCGGCCGGCGCAGGCCCCTGGTCCAGCCAGGAATGGCACGCGGCACAGCCCCAGGCGCTGTAGTGGTCGTCGGCTTTCCTGCGCTCGCCCTTCCCGTGGATGGACAAATTGCTGTGGCAGCAGACCACGGTGGTGGTGTCGTTCGTGCAGATCCCGGGGACCAGCAGCAGGCACTGCTGACCCTTGGCCAAGGCACGCAGGCGAGGGTTGCGCTGGGCCACCGTCTTCGGCGCTGGCACGACCTGGTGCTGGTCGATGAGCGCCACAGTGGCAGCGCGCGGCCGGGCCTCGGCCATGGCGCGGGCAGCACGGGCCTCCAGGCGCTGCTCGCGCGCCAGCTCGTGGGCGGCATGGGACGCAGGAGCGGCCCGCCGGCGGAACCCTGCCCCGCCGGTCTTGATGGCAGTGCGGCGCATCAGGACTGCTGCTCCATGAACAGGCCCAGCTGCTGGCCTCCCTGTTCCACAAGCCCACGGCGGGCCAGCGCACCGGCACGCCAGCGAGCGCGCATTGCCTCGGCCTGCAGCCCGGTGATTTCGGTCCTGCGGTCGCCGCTGTCGTGGCCTGGGCAGTAGTCGATGCTCTCTGCCCAAGAGCCATGGCCGCGCATCCGGAAGAACATCGTCCCAGCGCTGTGGACACAGGCCTGGCACAACGGCGCATCGCAGGTATGGACTGCCCGGTACCGGATGGGGATCGCGTGCGACGGCGCCGCCAAAAGGTGCGGCGCCTTCTTCTCCAGTTCGGCCCGCTTGCGCTCCCAGCCCAGCCAGGTATCGCACAGCAATTCGGCCTTGCCGCCACAGAACAGGCATTTGCGCGCGGTCATGGGCACACCCCGCCAATCACCTCGCCCGTGTCCGGGTGGGTCTGCTCCCGCTCCCACTGCTCGAAGGTCGCAGGGAACTCGACGCCCAGGTCGGTAACGGCATGGGCCATCACGCGGTCGATCAGGTCGCCGTACTCGCGCACGCCCAGGCTCTCCGTGCTGATGCGCTCCTGCGTGGTGGTCGTGGCGCCGCTGATCGGGTCGTGGTGCGTCACCGTGCGACTGCCGAGGTACTCGGCGCGGAAGTGCTCCTTCCAGGTGGCTTTCGAGTGCCGGCGGCCGTCGATGACGACCTGGCGCGCGATCTCGGCCAGAACGAAGTCGTGATAGAAGGTCCGCTGCCTGTCGGTCTTGGCGTCCTCGTGCAAGCGCACGAACACCTCCAGCCGGCGGCCAGCCTCCCACTGCTGCATGCACCAGGGCGCCACGCGCTGCAGGAAGTTGGCCCTGGCCTGCTCAGGGCCGTCCCAATGAGCGTGCAGGGCGATTTCAGCCATGGCGGCCTCCTCGCAGATCTGCCGCGCGGCGAAATGGCCAAGCCACCATGGCCGCGTCGCGGCTGTGCTCGTTGCTCGGGCCCGTCCAGCCCGTTACGGCCGCGAAGCGCCGCGCATCCAGCTTGCCACCCTTCCCTGCCGGGCTGATGCCGTGGGCAGGGATGCCCAGATCTGCGCAGTGCGCCGTGATGTCGGCGCAGCGCGCATCCACCTGCCCCACGTTACGCGCCATCTTGGCGCTGGCGGCGCCGGTCTTGCCGCGCGTCCAGGTGTGCGACTGCAGCCGGCTGTCCTCGAAGACCACGCGCGACGGCATGCGTGCGGCCAGCGTGCGCTCGATGTGGTGCGGCGGAATCGTGAGCAGCTCCACCAGCTGGCCGTCCACGAACACGGCCACGCCCGTATTGGCTCCAGGGTCCATTCCAAGGATCACGCTCATGCCCGTGCCCTCCCTGGGATCAGCGCGGTGAACATGCCGCCCTCTTCCCGCCACGTCTCGTTCCTGCGGATCTGGCCAATGGTGGGCTTGGAGACGCCGTAGCGCTCCGCCAGCACAGTCTCCGATTCAGCACTCGCGCGGATGGCCCTCACCTTCTCAAGGTCCAGCTTGCCGCGCGCTGCCTGTTGTGCGCGGGCTATGCGCAGCCTGGTCAACGGCGTGAGGCTACGGCCGCGCGCTTTGTCGGCGCGGGTGCCGAGCTTCATGTGCTCATAGGCCACGCATGCCGGGTCATCGCAGCCCGCACGGACTGTCTGCTGCAGGCCCAGCGGACCCCGCTTGATCGTCCAGACCACGCGGCGGGCAGCTGTGGGAGGGCCGTCCGGCCCAAACCGCACCATGGGGCCACGGCGCGGGTCGATGTAGCCGGTCCAGATCAAGCAGCCGTCCAGGGTGCGACGGCATTTGCCCTCGATCAGCTGCAGGCGCAGCTCGTCGGACATCACCCAATCGGCGGCCACGTAGTGAGGGAAACGGTCCAACTGAATCAGGCGGATGCGCCCTTCAGACACGAGCGCGTCAATGATGGCGCGTAGCTGAGCGCGTGCCGAATCAGACATCGTGCCGGCCAGGGCAGCGTACTGCACAGGGCCGGCTTCAATGGTGGCCAGCACCTGGTCGCGGTCGAATTCAAACCTGCGGGTCATCGGGTGTTCCTGAGAGCGAAGTGGTAGACGCCGAACCCATCGGGGCCGGAGCTTTCGGGGCGGACGCTGCCGGCGCGCACGGCTGCCTCGGCCTCGACCTGGTTGACGGAAATTTCGCGGCCTTGCTGGACCGCGTAGAAGCGGAATCCCGGCCGGTAGCGCAGCACGGCGCCGGTCTTGAGCAGCTGCAGCAGCGTCATCGCGGCCAGCCCTCCATGCCCAGGGCCTGCATCGCGGCGCGGATGGACGTGCGCGTCAGCGTCTGGTCGCCGGCCTGCACCCGCGCCACGATGCGGCGGGCCCAGTCCTTGCCATCGCCCTGCGGTTCGATCTGGACGTGCACAGGCGCTGCGTTGGGTGCAGGCAGGGCCAGCCAACCATGCTCCTCGGCGTGCGTCTTGCGGGGCGTGGCGGCCCTGCACATGGCTTCGAACTGCGGAAGGTGCGGCGGATAGTCCGGGTGCTCTGCCGTCAGGCGGGCAACAGCGGACTCGATCACGTCTGGCGCGTACTTGGCCAGCGTCGTGCGCCAGACGCGCATCGCGGCGCGCACGCCCAGGTCGCGGCCTTGGTCGTCCAGGACGCCCGTGGCGAACTTGCTCAGGAACAGCGCCCCGTAACAGCCCTGCATCACGAGGAAAAGATTCTTCACGGCGGGGTTGGCGGCAGGCTCTCGCGCACCGTCGTGCAGCGCTGTAGGTGTCAGCGCAGAAATGCTCTGCATGGTTCAATCCTCCACGATGGCCGCATACGCGGCGCTGTGCTTGTTGTTGGCCTGCGGGCCTCTGGCAGCTCCGGCGATGGACGGCGGCGGCAGCGCGGCCGCCAGCCATTCGAGGGGCTGCAGAGGCCGCGCCTTGGCGCACTCCCGCAGCTTGTCGATCAGCACCGCGTCACCGTGGGCCTTGCGCAGCCCGCCGAGAAACGAGCGAGCCGCCTTGTCCGCAGTCCCGGCGTTGACCAGCATGGAGAGGCCGTAGCCGAAGATGATTTCGCCCGGGTCGGTCAACTTGGCGGGCGAACCGCCCGTACCGTCAGGTACGGAATACATAGGGTGTCCCTGTCCCTCTCCCTGTCTCTTGGAGTGGGTTTCGTCGGGGACATGTGGGCCTTGTCCATCGGGACCGGGTTGGCTGTCCCCAGGGACAACACCGCCTTGTCCCTCGGGACAAGACCCCTTGTCACCAGGGAGCGGCAAAGGCTGTCCCGCAGGACGTCCCGAGGAAATCCACTCCTCGTACGAGGGACGTCCCACGCTTGTCCCGTGCCTGTCGTTGTGCTTTTTGATGCGAGCGCACTCCGTCCGCCAGCGCTGCATCAGCTTCGAGGCCCACGCATCCCGGGCCTTTTCGGCCACCACGGGGTGGTGGTAACGGCCATCGCTGCAAAGCACCCAGCCATGCATGGCGCCTTCGCGCACACGCTTCCACTTCGGATCAATGCGCCCGCGCAGGGCATAGCCGGCCTGCTTCGCAATCCAGGCATCGTTGTCAGGCATAGAGCCCGCTGGCACTTGGTGCCAAGCCGCTGACCACAGCAGCACGGCAGCCCAACAGGCCTCCGGCGTTTCGTTGGCAGCAAGGTCTGAGTCACGCAAGCGCGCGACGTCGAGGGGCATGAAGGCGAAATCAGCGAGGTCGCAATCCTCGGGAACCATGGGCTCAGGCAGTTGTTGCTCGTGCATTCCCCACCTCTTCCTCGGCCGCAGGCAGACCGAAGGTCTCCGGCGGGGCTCCAAGCGCTTCCACCAGCAGCGGATTGCCCCGCAGCTGACGCACGATCAGACTTGCCTCATGCAACGCTTCTTTCGCATGCTCTTCCAGCAGCGCCTCGATGTAGGCCGGGCGCTCCATGCCCTTGGCCCTGGCCAGCGCGTCGAGCACGCGCAGGGTGTTGGCATCGCACTGCTGCCGCAGCTCCATGGTGTCGGAGCAGCTGGTACGGCCTGTGCCGCGAGCGAACGCAACCAAACCACGGACGACACGGTGCAGGCGACCGTCCGTTGAAGTGAATTTTTCAGCCATGAAAGGCCTTTTGAGAAGTAAAGGTGCCCGCCCTCTCCCGGGGCAAAATGGAAGGTTCGAAGCAACCATTCCCGAGAGGGGCAGACATGAATCAAGAAATCAACGATGCAGACCTGCAAGCGGCAGTTCAAATAATTGCGGCTCTAGCTCATCACGACCCGAGAGCTGCAAATTTGGATCAACTGCCCCAGGCTCTTGCGCAGAACTACGCAGCCATCCAGCGCGCGCGAGTGCTAATCCGGCAGGAGCAGCGCCGAGCAATCGATCGCCGGTAAGACGGAAGAACTCTGCAGCCTCTGCACGATGCTGCCGTCGCTGCTTGAGCGCAGCGACGGCAGGCGGGGCGACATCACCCCATCGATACGGCTTAGCCACGATTCACAACCTCCGCCATGGCGACCGGCGGCAGCTGGGCGCTGCCGTAGATGTGGTCATAGGTAAGGACCAAGCCGAAATCGCGCGCGGCGTAGGCGATGAGCCGCCCCGCCATCTCAGGCAACAAGGTCTGGCCTCGTTCGTAGTGGTAAACGTTGCCTTGGGTACAGCCGATGCCGTCACCCAAGGCCTTCTGGGTGATTCCGAGGTGTTTTCGGATGCGTCTGAGGTTGTGCATCCCCAAATACTAGCAGTGCTTTTAATTTTGTCAACAGCAGTGCTTTTTGCCGTTTGGCAACAGTTTTACTAGCCTCGCTATTTATGAGTGAAGAGATCCGCAGAACCCTGACCGATGAGCACCGCGAGGAGTCGCGCAAGCTCAAGAGCCTGTGGGTTGAGCGCGAGGAGCGCGTGTCCCAGGCAGAGTTCGGGCAGACCTATGACATAGGCAGCCAAGCAGCCGTGGGGCACTTCCTCAATGGCAAGGCCGCGATCAGCTTGAAGGCCGCGCGAGGATTTGCAAAAGGATTGGGGTGCGAGATCGCAGACTTCAGCCCCAGGCTAGCTGCGGAAGCAGCTGCGCTGGGCGAGGTTGCCGGTGGCGGTAGTCAGCCGCTGAACTTCACCCAATTGTCCAAAGACGAAATGCAACTCGTCATGGTGTACCGGAGCGTCCCCAAATCGACCCAAGCCAAGTTACTGGCTGACGCTGAGGCGCAGCTCCGCCAACACCAGGGAGAGGGGGAGCGGCAACCCCCGGACGCAACAGGGCGGACTGCTCATCGACGTGTAGCGGCACACTTGGAATAGCCAGCTCACCCGGACTCCCAGCACTCGGCAAAAGCGCCTTCACATCCACACGCTCGTAGTGCGCTCCGAATAGCAAATGGTGAGCGGAGGCGCAGTACGCTGCAGCCAAGTCCGCCACCTGGAATGCTGTAGGCACGGTCACCCCTGTCTCCCAAGCGGAGACTGTCTGCCTCTTCACGCCCAACAGTTCTGCCACCTCATCTTGCGAGAGCGCGCAGCGGCGACGGGCGGCACGCAACCGATCGCCCAGTGCTTTTTTTCGTATTGGCGTCATCGCGTTCTCGCGAAAAACTGTACACACATACAGTATTCACCAATAGTCGCACTTTTGCAAATGCAAGCCATGCTTGCGCAACCGTGCGTTGCGGGAGGTGCAAGCCTGGCTTGCAAAACGCCATTTTTTGCTCTGAGACGGAGAAAAATACAAGCACTGCTATTGCAGTGTTAAAAAAGCACTGCTATTATTTAGCCATCAGCAGCAATCTCGCTGCCGATGGGCGCCACCAACATGCCGCCCTCGTTCATGCAGCAGGCACGGCTGGGTAAAGGCAGGGCACCGCGGGCGGCAGCGGGATAGAAAAGGTCGTCGTTCGCTCTACTGCTGCTGCGCCTGCCCGGATGGGGTTACAGGCGCGATCCGGGAAAGGCCGCGCGAAGTCCATACCTTGGGGCTGAATACGGGGTTGAGGCATGCACTGGGATGCCAAGAAAAGAAAAGCCCAGAACGATCTTTGGAGAAACAACCTCCACACCCGGCCCAGCCGGGAAAAAAACGCAGCGTCTTGCAACCAGGGCGCTGCGTTTTTTTATGGCGACTCGGGGCGCCCTCTCCCCGCTCTCAAGGAAAACAAATGTCCGCACTTCTCGCTGCCCAACTGGCAAAGCTGTCCGAGTTCGATTTCATCGTCGTCGTGGATGCCAGCGGCTCCATGACCACCGATGACGTGAAGGGCCGCACTCGCTGGCAGGCCGTGCAGGAAACCGCCGAGCAGTTCACCCGCGACCTGGCCAAGCTGGACAGCGACGGCATCGGCTTGGTGGTGTTCAACGGCCAGGCTGTCGATTCGTTCGATGGCGTGGACGCCAGCAAGCTGGCCGAAGTGTTCGCTGCCCGTTCGCCCCGTAGCTCCACCCCGCTGGCCGAGGCCCTGACAGCCGCGCTCAAGCTGGCCGGCAAGTCGGACAAGAAGGACTTCGTGATCGTCTTCACCGATGGCGTGCCCGATGACCGTGCGGCTGCGGCCAAGGTGATCGTGGATGCCTCCAACAAGCTGCAGAGCGACGACGAACTGACCTTCCTGTTCGTGCAGGTGGGCCACGACCGCGCCGCGACCGACTACCTGCGCGAGCTGGACGACAACCTCAAGGGGGCGAAGTTCGACATCGTGGACGCCAAGACCGTGGCCGAGGCCGAGTCCTTTGCCAGCACCGCCGACCTGGTGCTGGCTGCAATCGACGGCTGATCCATGGTCGATCTCATCCTGCTGACGTTTTGCGTCGGCATGTTCGCCGCAGGCTTCTGGACCGGCTCTAAGTACAAGCGGCCCTCTGAATTGCTCAAGGCCATGAATACCTGGTTCAACTGAAACCCGTGCCCTGGCCAACGCCAGGGCCATCACGCTGGCGCCCTGCTCCAGGACGCCGCCGCGATGGCGTGACAGGTATTTGCCCACCTGCACAGAAAGAAAGGGTCTGCCCTTTGGTTGTTGTTGGGAGAAAGCCGGGGCGTACACGGCAGCCATCGATCTACCCGCGAGGGCCTGCACACGCAGGCCCTTTTTCATTTCCGGAGGCCCACATGAATGCACGACTCCCCTCTATCTGCTGGGCCTCGGTGGCCGCTGCGGAGAACGCAGCGCGCTACGACCGCGCCGAGGCAGAAGACGCCGAACTGGACACCTACGTCCGCGAGTACTACGGCCCGCCCTTCGCTGCCGAGTTTGTGCAGGAGGCCCTGAAGGCCGCGCAGTACGAGCTGGCCAAGCAAATCGCCGCCGCAAGCGAGCGTATGGGCCAGAGCCTGAACCCCGAACACCCGCAGCTGACCGTCATGGGCAATTCCATGGACGAGTGGCTGCGGTCCTATGCCCGCCAACGTGCCCGCGACGACATCGCGGAGCTTCAACGAAACCGCCACTGATCGAGGAGCCACCATGCACCAACATGACGAAATCCCGGACCCGCCGCCGCTGGCATGGCTACTTGCCATGTTGCTGGGCATCAGCCTGCTGTGCCTGCAGGCAACGCTGGACGATGAGCCCGGCAAGGCCCCGCCCGCCACCGTCAGCGCGCTGGCGTGCCCCGGCATGCATGCGGAATGGCTGGACGAGAGGCAGGTGGAATGCCACCGCGAAAAGCCATGAAGCTCTCCGAACTCACCGACGCCGAGAAGGTGCCAATGCTGCTCGAATTGCTTGAAGAGGCCGGGGAAAAACTGGACCGCGCTTGGCCTGCCGGCGGGCGCCGCTACCTGTCCGCCGTCCGCGAAATGCGCGGCGATCCGGAAGACCCGGAATGACCGCCCCATCCACCACGCGCCACGCCGGCGCCGACCATCGCCCGCTGCTGCGGGCGTTTCTTTTTCCACAACCTGCGAGGTTCCCATGAACGCTGTTTCCAAGAAAGAGGCCGCAGCCCTTGAACTGGTGCCAGCGGCAAACGCCGCGTCCGCCCCCACCCCCGGCCCGCTCCCTACGTCCCTCGCCGCCAACTTCATGCTGACGCTGCAGGAGCGTGGCGCCGGTCTTGAGCAGATCGAAAAGATGATGGATCTGCTGGAACGCAACGAGCGCCACGAGGCCGAGAAGGCCTACAACGAAGCCCTGGCCGCATTCAAGGCCAAGAACATCCGCATCGTGAAGCGCAAGCTGGTGGACTTCCCCAGCAAGGGCGGCCGAACCAGCTATAAGCACGCCGAGCTGGACGACGTTGTGCAGGCCGTGGGCCCCGAGCTTTCCGATCATGGCTTCGCCTGGTCGTGGAAGACGCACCAGGCCGGCCGCGACATCACCGTGGTCTGCACGCTGCGGCATCGCCTGGGCCATGCCGAGTCAGTCCAACTGACGGCCCAGCCCGACGAGACGGGCGGAAAAAACGCCATCCAGGCCATCATTTCCACCACGACCTACCTGCAGCGGCACACGCTCAAGCAGATCACTGGCGTGGCCGAAGCCGGCGAGGATGACGACGGCCAGGGCGGCGCGGTGGCGCCCCTCACCGAACTGGCCCAGGGCTGGGTGGACTACATCAAGAGCGTGCGTGGAACGGACCAGTTCGACAAGGGCTGTCGTGAAGGCCGCGCGGCCCTTTGGGACGACCGCGCCGGCCTCATCGCCTTCAACGCCGCAACCAGGAGTGCATCATGAGGGAAATCCTGTTCCGCTGCTCCAGCATCGGCAAGCTGATGACCGCGCCCGTGAGCATCGATCCCGCGCTGATCACGCCCGATGTGGAAGCCATCCAGGCGAAGAAGAAGCGCACGGACGAAGAGAAGGCCGTGCTGGAACGCCTCAAGCTGGGCACGCTCAGCGAGACCGCGAAGACCTACATCCGCGAGTTGGTGCGACAGGAGCTGTGGGGCGTGGACTTCGAGGTGTCCAGCAAATACACGGACAAGGGCCTGGCAGTCGAAGCCGAAGGCCTGGCCCTACTGAACCGCGTGCGCGGGCTGACCTTGGCCAAGAACACCGAGCGGCGCAGCGACGGCCAGATCACGGGTGAAGCCGACACCGTGGACCTGGTGCGCCGCTGCGGCCACGACCTGAAATGCTCGTGGAGCCTGCAAACCTTCCCCGCATTCGTGCGCGACTGCGAGGACTCGCTGTATGCATGGCAGATGCGCGGCTACATGCGCCTGTGGGACGTGGACCGCTGGGAGGTCAACTACGCCATGGTCAACACGCCCGAGGAACTGCTGGGCCAGTACGAGCCGCAGCAGCTGCACCTGGTCGAGCACATCCCCGAGCACATGCGCCTGACTACCTGGGCCATCGAGCGCGACCGTGCGCTGGAGGCGCAGATGGACGTGAAGCTGGAACTGGCCCGGGCCTACTACGCGCAATGCATCGCGGAATTCGCGGCCACACACCCGGAGCCAGCGCCTGCCGGCCGAGAAGTGGTACCGCCGCAGCCTGAGCTGATCGGCTTCGACCTGGCCACGCAGCCTGATCTGCATGTCGAGGTGGAGATTTCGCCCATCCCTACGCCGCAGCCCGCACCACCGGCCGCACTCCAGCCGGCAGCGCTGAACCAGCAGCAGCTGCAGGAGCTGGTGGCCAGCGGCCAGACCTTGAAGCTGGGCCAGATCAATGCCCGCCTGGGCATCCTCGAGGTCAGCGCCATCACAGCCAACGCGGTGGGCGTGCAGACCGTCAAGGAGCGTGGCGCAGTGCACATGCCGGCAAGCAGCTTCACCGCTTTCTGCAACGGCCTGATCGCGCACATCACCGACGTGCGTGACAGCTACCAGGCCCAGCCATGAGCCTGCGCAGCGTGCTTCTGTGCGCCGCAGGCATGAGCCTGCTGGCCGACAGCACTGGCTTCGCCGGTGCATTCCTCCTGGCGGCCGCAATTGCGGCATGACCAGAACTTTTCATCAGTGGCCCAACCAAATGAAGGGCCTCACTTTTAGAAACCCTACTGGAGAAAAAACAATGCACAACTACAAGACCCTGCTACAGCAAAAGGCAGAACTGGATGCACGCATCGCCGAAGTGATGAAGACAGAAAAGGCCGGCGCTTTGGCCGAGGTCAGAGCCCTGGTTCAGCAGTACCAGCTGACTGAGCAAGATGTCTTTCCTGCTCGCGGTGTGAAGTCGAAGGGCTCTACAGGAGAACCCAAATACAGGAATCCCGCCACCGGCTCTACATGGACCGGGCGTGGCAAGCCGCCGCACTGGATTTTGGGGAAAGAACGTGAACAGTTCCTTATTAGCTTAGGCTAAAAAAATCAAGCGGGTATTTACACCAATGCTCTACCTCTTTTGCTGAACCGAATCTATCCGCTCAATCTGCAGAGGCATACCGCCGGCTGATGACACATGCCAGAGAGTAGCGCCGACCTGCAGCAAAACAGCGAGTCGAGCGTCATAGTTCCTACCAGCTGGACACATTTCACTTATCACTTGGGCTATCGCAAGAACGGCCTCAGTCGGGGAAATTTGTGACCCCAGGTTAGCTAGTTCAATGATTGCATTGATGCTTTCTTTGCGATCCATCTTGGCTCCATGGGTAGCAAACTAACTGCAACCTCAGACTTTTCATTTCATCATCACCAGTCAGCCAACAACCACGATCGCAGTCAGAAACATATAGGAAAACCATGTCAAAACGATCGCATGATAGTCTAAAATTCGTTAGCTCAACACCTTTCTCAATCTCAATGATTATTAATTGATAATCAAATATCAATAGAATACTCAAGACCTTCACATACAGAAGAATTGAACAAAACAAGATGACCGACTACAAGACCCTTTTGCAGCAAAAAGCCGAGTTGGATACACGCATCGCGGCAGTGCTCAAGACCGAAAAGGCCGCTGCGGTAGCAGAGGTTCGCCTTCTGGTCCAACAGTACCAGCTGAGCCAGCAAGATGTATTCCCTTCACGCGGTGTCAAACAGAAAGGCTCTATGGGCGAGCCAAAGTATCGCGACCCAGCCACCGGGGCCACCTGGACAGGCCGGGGCAAGCCGCCGACCTGGATCGTAGGCAAGGACCGAGGGCAATTCTTGATAGAAGCTGCCAAAGGTTGAACAACGGGCCGCCGATGCATCGACCATTGAGGTACGCGCCCGGTCTAGGCGGCACCTCAAGCCCCTGGTCCCGCGCGCCAGGGGCATTCTCTCTTCCGAAAATAAAAACATTAAATAGGTAACAGGGCAACAATTGAAGGAAGTTTGCGGGCACTATCGATTTTCACTTTATGAAAGCGAGGAAAGTTTGGACAACAATCTGCTCGAATGCTTTCTCTACCAGAGCAAGCTCGCCCCCGGAGCTGACGCCACCTGCGTTGCGCAGATCGTCAAGACAGCCCGGGCCTTCAATGAAAAAGCCCAGATTACAGGCATCCTGGTGTTCGACGGCGAGTTCTTCTGCCAGTACATCGAAGGCCCCAGCTACCAAGTTCAAAACTTGGTAGCGCTGCTGACCGGTGATCCCCGGCACGTCAACTTCACTCCTCTGCTACATCTCAAGCGCGAGCCGTACCGGAGGTTCAGCAAGTGGACCATGGCCTACCACCTGGTAGACGACGCTGAAGTGCTGGAAGGGATCGGCATCCGCCCTGGCGAGTCCGCTCTGAAGAAGCTACAGGATCTGATACCGCAACTCGACACTGACTGAAGAACCGGCCCCAGCCGGTTTTTTTACGCCCCAATCCAAGAGGCATGAGCACAGCGCATGGGCGCTGTCCTGATACCTCCCCTCCCACAAAGCCGCCCGGCCCTGCCGCGAGCGGCTTTTTTTTGCATAAATTTCGAGGAGCCGCATGCTCACCCCTCAATTTCTCCTGCCACTTGCGGCAAAGCTGGTGATCGACCTTTTCGCCGGCGGCGGTGGCGCATCCACAGGCATCGAGCAGGCCATAGGCCGGCCCGTCGATGTCGCCATCAACCACGATGCAGACGCCATCGGCATGCACGAGGTCAACCACCCGCAGACCAGGCACTACCGTTCCGACATCCGCGAAGTGGATCCACTGGCCGTTACCAAGGGCGAACTGGTGGGCCTGCTGCACGCATCACCGGATTGCACGCACCACAGCCAGGCCCTGGGCGGCCAGCCGCGCAACGGGGAAATCCGGTCGCTCGCATGGATCGTCATCCGCTGGGCCGGCAAGACCAAGCCCGATGTCATCACGCTGGAGAACGTCGAGCAGATGATGCAGTGGTCTCCGCTGATTGCGAAGCGCGATCCAGCCACGGGCCGCGTCATCACGCTGGACCGCATCACGGACCCCGCCACGGGAAAAGCCACCTTCCGCGTAGCCGACCCCGGCGAGGTGGTGCCGCGCGGCAATCAGTTCCTGGTGCCGGACCCCAAGCACAAGGGCCGCAACTGGCGCCACTTCATCCAGGCCCTGCGCGACCTGGGCTACAAGGTCGAATGGCGGGTGATCTGCAACGCCACCCTGGGCTCTAGCAGCACCCGCACACGGCTGTACCTGATCGCCCGCCGCGACGGCCTGCCCATCGTGTGGCCAGCGCAGACGCACTGGAAGAATCCGAAGGCGGGCCAGAAGCCATTCCGACAGGCAGCGGAGTGCATCGACTGGAGCATCCCCGGGCAAAGCATCTTCGGGCGCAAGAAGGAACTGGCGCCGGCCACCATGCGGCGAATCGCGCATGGCCTGGACAAGTTCGTGCTGAACAGCCCCCAGCCATTTATCGTGAACATGGCCCACGGCGGGAAGATCGAAATGCTCGACCGCCCCATGAGCACCATCGCCACGGAAAAAGGCGGCTGCCGTGCACTTGTGTCGCCCACCCTGATCCAGATGGGCTACGGCGAAGCCAAGGGCCAGGCCCCGCGCGTGCTCGACCTTTCCCAGCCCCTGGGCACGGCCGTGGCCGGCGGCATCAAGCACGCCGTCAGCTCGACATACCTGGTGCAGGCCGGGCACGGCGAAGGCAAGGACGGCGGCAAGCGCTGGAGCCACGGAGCCAACGACATCCGGGGACCGCTGGGCACGGTGACGGCCAGCGGCGGCGGCCAGAGCCTGGCATCCGCGTTCATGGTCCAGGCCAACGGCGGGTTCAACAGCACACCGGCCCGCGACCTGCGCGACCCTGTATCGACCGTGACCACCAGCGGCAGCCAGCAACAGCTGATCGCCGCCCATCTGTGCACGCTGCGCCGCAACAGCGTGGGCCGCGACATGCGCGAGCCTGTGCCCACGGTCACAGCCAGGGCCGAGCACCATGCCCTGATCCAGTACCACCTGTCGCCCGAGCAGGAGGCCGGCGCCCTGCGCTGCGCAGCCTTCCTGATGCGCTACCACGCAAGCGGAGGCCAGTGGGCGGACCTGCGCGACCCCATGACCACGATCACCACGCGCGACCGCCTGGCTCTCGTGACCGTGTGGCTCAAGGGCGAGCCCTGGGTAATCGTGGACATCACGCTGCGCATGCTGGTGCCGCGCGAGCTCTACAACGCTCAGGACTTCCCCCCTGGTTACGTCATCGACAGGACCGCCTCCGGCAAACCCCTGACGAAGACCGCCCAGGTGCGCATGGTTGGCAACTCCGTGAGCCCCGTGCCCATGCGGCTCATCGTGGCCGCCAACTATTCAGAGACCTCATCCAGCGCAATGCGACACGCGGCCTGATCACTGCTTCACCCAAAACCCGGCCCGCTCAATGCGGGCCGCTTCATTTCTGCATCCACATGTCCATGAGCACACCCCAGACGCCCTACACCCCTCCCAGCGACTGCTACCGAGGCACGGAGCTGCAACCGCATCCAGGCCTGCCTGCCTCGCGCTTCTATGCATTCACGCTGCCCAGCCGGGTAGGTGGGCATCTGTACTACCCCGCGCCCGCGCGCCGCATCGAGCCGTTCTCAGCCTGACCAAGAGCCACACCATGACGATGATCAACACCCCTCTTGTACTGCTGGCACAGCAGTGCGGCGGCACCTTTCACACGCCCGGGCCGACGCGCGCCATTCGCGGCATGTGCTTCACCTTCGAGCAGTTGGAAACACTGGCGGAGCAGCTGCGCTCGAAAGCAGCTGCGTCGCCCAATACTCACCAAGCCCAGGCACCGGAACTGGCCGCGATGCCGAATGAGTGAAACCGCGCTCACCCTAAAACAGGCAGCCGAACGACTGCAGGTTTCCTACGGAACCATCTTCGAAAGGCGGCATGAGATCGCCTTTCGCCTACCCGGATCGCGCATATGGCGCATCTGGCCATCTGCCCTTGCTGCTCTCAACAAACCTCGCAACAATGTCACCCGGCTATCGTTGCGGAACCAGGATAGTGAATGCCCATCCGCAAAGATCAAACTTCCGGAATCTGGTGGATCGATCTACGCACGCCAAGCGGCGAAAGAGTTAGACGATCTTCTAAAACGACCGAGCGCAAGGCAGCTCAGGAGTACCACGACCGCCTGAAAGCGGAGATGTGGCGGCAGGACAAGCTGGGGGAGCAGCCGCAGCGGCTTTTCGAGGAAGCTGCCGTTCAATTCCTCCGCGCCTCTGCTGGACAGAGCGACTACGACACCAAGGTTCGGCACGTCGCGTATTGGCGCACCGTCTTCGGCGGCAGGCCCATCAGCTCTTTAACAAGCGACGTCATCCTTGACAACCTGCCCACGCACTTCGTGCGCCACGGCTCCACGGTGCAGCGGCCCACGTCGCAGAGCACTAAGAATCGGTACATCGCCACACTGCGGACGCTGCTCAACATGTGCGAGAAGATGCAGTGGCTTGGCCGCGCGCCCATTCTCAGCAACTACCGGGAGCCGGCGGTTCGCATACGGTTCCTGACCCGCCAGCAGGCCCGCGCTTTCATCATGGCCTTGTCTCAGGACTGGATGCGGGACATCTGCCGCTTCGCCCTTGCCACGGGCATGCGAAGCGCAGAGATCCTCACGCTGACCTGGGACAAGGTAGACCTCAAGCGCTCGACGGCCTGGGTCAGCGCCGACGCCTCCAAATCGGGTTCAGCGCGAGTGGTCCCACTCAACAGCGAAGCGCTCGACGTGCTGAACGCGCGCCCCAAAGGCGTCAACGTCTTCACGCGGCCTACCGGGGCACCTGTGAAGCAGGTCGATGCCCGAATTCTTGCCCGGGCCTTCGCTGCTGCCGGCGTCGAAAACTTCCGCTTCCATGACCTACGGCACACCTGGGCGAGCTGGCATGTCCAATCCGGCACACCGCTGTTCGTGTTGAAGGAGCTGGGGGGCTGGAAGACGCTGGAGATGGTGAAGAAATATGCGCACCTGGCGCCGGAGCATCTGGCCCAGTACGCAAACGCGGTCATGTTTTGGTCAGAGCAGCCCACCGAGGACAAGAAAAAAGCCCCTACGCTTGTGGCGTAA